AAAGACGAAAACGTTGGTTTAGGAGAAGGCTCTGCACTGCCCGTTGGTGTGCCCGTTCCGTGGCCCTTAGCAACACCACCAACGGGCTGGCTGAAATGTAACGGTGCAGCATTTTCTTCTGAAATGTACCCCAATCTGGCAAAAGCCTACCCCACCAATAAATTACCGGATTTACGGGGCGAATTTATTCGTGGCTGGGATGATGGGCGAGGAATTGATGCGGCACGCGCTTTATTGAGCATTCAAAACGGGATGTTGGAAAAACATCGCCATATTGTTGTAGCTAACGATGGATATGACACAAAAGATGAATGGGAGTTGGCTACGATTTTCAAAAAAACATATACACAAGGCAGGGGGCTTGATGCCACAAATACAGGAGGGAGTTTGATTCCATCACCAACGCTTCATTCACGAGGAAGTATTGGTAACACAGGTGGTAGTGAAACCCGCCCCCGCAATATTGCATTTAACTATATCGTGAGGGCGGCTTAGTTATATTCAACTGGCTGATGCCAGTGGTATTTCCGGCAAGTTGATATCTGGTGCCATGTTTATATCCATTGCGTTCAGCGCGTCTATATAATCCAGCACGGCATTAAGCCGGGTGGTTTCTGCCTGCGTCAACTTCCGCCCGGCCCGCAACTTCAACTGAATCAGACTTATGGAATCCATTGCCGCATCAGCCAGTGACTGGCGCTTGGTTTCTGCCGCTTCTACTGCGGCACGATGTTGTACCTCAGTATCTGTCACCCATTTTTCACCATCCCATTTATCGTATGGTGTTAACGGGGCGATAGTGGTTGTATTTTCGGGTAGTCACCCAGCGCCGTGATTTCTTCGGTGTTTCCCGTGTCAGTGCTATAGACGGTTTCACCACGATGGTCTGGCGCATACTCCCATGAATTTAAATCCTCCGAACGGCGAATAGCATAGCCAGATTTATGTGCGCCTGGGGCATCTAAACAGGAATTAGCCGGAATACCAACACCCACAGCAAGATATTCAGTTGATTCGGAAATATATTCCCGTGTCTCACCATCATAGTTATAAACGACGATGTTTCCTGCCTGTACGGCATAAGGTCATCATTTAATATCGCGTTATTCATTATGCGGTTCTCACAATATAATTGAAGGCAATATTGCGTGGGCGGTTTTCATTCCCATCTGAGGATTCCGTTCTGTATTGACTGGTAAATCTACCGTTAATTGCACCTTGCCGGACGGCATTATCTGTCGACAACAGACTATCCCCTCTTTTGTCATTTGGCACCAGTACCGTGTTATCCCACGCATCCCATGACCGAATATTATGATAATGACTTCCTGTTAACCACCCCTGCATGCTTAAGATGCCCCTTCCGGCATCCACCCCGCGCCCATCATCCCAGCCACGGATAAACTCACCGCGTAAATCAGGTAATTTTAACGTTGGGTAAACCTTTGCCAGATTTGGGTACATTTCAGAAGAAAATGCTGCACCGTTACATTTCAGCCAGCCCGTTGGTGGTGTGGCTGAGGGCCATGGAACAGGCACACCAACGGGCAGTGCAGAGCCTTCCCCCAAACCAAGGTAATTGAGGACTTCTTTTATACTGCCCATAGCGATAATAGCGCGACCAATAGCTGTAAGGGTTGTCAGTGCTGCGCGGTCTGCTCCGGTAAAATAAGGCAACCGATCTGCTGCAGTGGCAAGTCCTGCCAGAGCAGTGAGCGTGGCATCTGCCGGTTGTTTTCCGTTTGCCAGATCGTATGCAGCCTTGACCGCTTTCGGTGTGGCGGCCAGTATTTCAGACGTGCTGTTGATGTCACTGCTCAATTGTACGGTGCCTTTTGCCGTCAGCGAGGCAGCAGGCACTCCCGTTATCTGACTCCACGGGTGAGTGTGGCTGACGGGCGCCTTGCCGGCTGCAAGGTCGTATGCAGCCTTGACCGCCTTCGGCGTGGCAGCCTCAGTTTCTGATTGACTGTCCGTGGCGCTGCTCAGTTGTACGGTGCCTTTTGCCGTCAGCGAGGCAGCAGGGACTCCCGTTATCTGACTCCACGGGTGAGTGTGGCTGACGGGCGCCTTGCCGGCTGCAAGGTCGTATGCAGCCTTGACCGCCTTCGGCGTGGCAGCCTCAGTTTCTGATTGACTGTCCGTGGCGCTGCTCAGTTGTACGGTGCCTTTTGCCGTCAGCGAGGCAGCAGGCACTCCCGTTATCTGACTCCACGGGTGAGTATGGCTGACGGGGGCCTTGCCGGCAGCCAGGTCATATGCAGCCTTGACGGCCTTTGGTGTGGCGGCCAGCGTTTCAGAGGTGCTGTTGGTGGCACTGCTCAGTTGGGTGAACCCCTTAGCTGTCAGTGTCGCGTCCGGGTGGTTACGGGAACGTACGTGTTCAGCCAGTGACTGTGCGGCTTCCTCCGTTTTTTTCTTCAGCCATTTCGTCCTGTTTGCCAGTTGCCGGGGGGCTCGATTTGATATCCCGTCTGCACCACCCAGAACCGGATCTGATGTCTCCAGTTGATAGATATTTTCTTCCCACTTTTCTGTTTCATTCAGGTTTCCCATAATCAACTGCTCCCGTGGTTATAACTGCCATCATGGATGGCGGTATTGTTATAGCGAATGGCCACAGACTGATACTCCAGGCTGGCCAGATGGCAGCGGGCCGGTGCAAATGCAGCCAGCGTCTGACGCAGCATCGCGGCCTGATCGTTAGTAATGGGCTGTTTCAGAATAACGCGATAAACTGCCCAGGCGGCTGCATCTCCATGAACAAACAGTCCGTTATAGCTGCGATTGCCGTCGTAACTGAGACGACCTGTGCCTTCAATCAGATCCACTTCACCAAAGCCAAAACGGCGGATAACTTCCCGGATTGACCACGGCGTCCCTTTATACCGGTGCAGTTCGATGGCTGCTTTTATAAGCATGCGGCGAACATCGTCCGATTCCGCCAGCTCCCAGCCATCGCCAGACAGTGAGAACTGCTCGCCCAGCCATGGCAGCGCGGAACTGTCGACGATATCGACGAGAAAGACCATCAGTACGCTCAGGTCGATGTTATCCAGCCGTCCTGCCAGTCTTCCCAGCGTCCTGAGACTGATATCACCCTCAAGCGGTGGCGGGAGTTGTAATGGCTCAGTCATCAGACACTCCAGTCATGTTAAGAGTGATTGCCGTACAGTTTGCCCATTCGTTTTCTGCCACCACCCGCAGTGCCGGTGTCACCAGTTCAACCTGGTACACCCCGGAAACGGACAATGCACTGATAATCTGGCTGGGGACAATATCGCGCCCCAGCGTGGCGGCACGTGATGCCACCCAGTTCTGTATGGCGCTGTTAGCGGCATCTTTTACAGACCTGGCATCCTGATCACGATAGATCGTAATCTTGGCTTCAATGGTGTAATCCACCTTCACTGGTGTTTTAGCCCGCACTGTATCAGTGAGTGGCCTGACTTTCTCATCAGAGCAGAAACTCTCTACCAGCGTGAGAACACCGCCGTCCGGCAGACCGGTACTGAGCAGCGGATACAGATCTACGGTCCCGGGAACCGGGGAAAGCACAGCAACATCGACAATGTTGGGATGGGCCTGCATGGCATGAAAGCGGTATGCGCCACGGCTTCCGGCATTGGTGAATGACTCCGGGGCCAGCCTGATACGCTCCCGGAGCCTGTCATCGTCTTCCTGTTCTGAACCGCCGGAACTGGCCGTCAGATTGCTCACCAGCAGGTCGACGTTATCAATCTCATCGAGTAACTGACTGACCTGCGCAGGTTGCCAGCCGTTACCAGCGGTACCGGGTTCGGTACAGGTGGACGTGACATTGACCAGCAGCAATCCGGCCTTCAGTACCACATCTGTATCGGTGGCAAAAATAACGCTGTCGGAAGCGCTGACGCGGGTGCCTGCCGGGATCAGCACATCAATGGCCAGTGCCTCATCTACGGAGAACTGGAGCGTGGTAGTGGCAGGCTGCGCGGCAAGACGGTATACACCGACCAGTTCACCGAGGTAATCAATCATCGGCTCACGGGCAAAGGCGACCAGATTCTGCTTTGCTGCCTCCTGTACCGCAACCCTGACCAGCATTTCGCGATAGGCCCACAGATCAATCAGCAGACGTTCTGCCTGTGCCGGGTACAGCGTTTTGCCGGTATCCGCTTCATACTTCGCAATCATTTCTGCCGTGATTTTGTCGGCATCGCGTTCAATAAAATCGGGTTCTGTCAGCGCCATAGCAGCTCCTGAGTCCGGGTCTGTCCGTCTGAGCCTTTCCAGCTCACCCGGAGCGTAAGATGTTCGCCGTCGACGGCGGGTTTAACTGACATAAGCTGGCAGCGGGGCTCCCAGCGCCGGATGGCATCGACGGATTCGCGCACCACATGCGGAATGGCCCGGTCTACAGGCCAGTCGATATAAAGATGCAGATTGCTGCCGAACTCCGGGCGATGCGGGTCGCTGCCGCGGGGAGTCCGCAGGATAATTTGAATCGCCTGCCGGATATCATCCAGCCCCCGGACAATTTCGCCGGGAGCCTGCAGGGTCGGTTGCCAGAATACTGAGGTTGTTTTCATGGGGGCAGTATTGCCCCCGTGCGGGAACGCTGATATTAAAGGCGTTTAAAAAGCTCAGTGGGAGTGGTGGCTGGAGTTTTCGCCATCAGACAACATACTGCCCGTGGCATGGGCATTCCCTTTAATCTCGATATTGCCATGGATGGTCGCGGTAACACCTTCACCACCAGAACCCGCCATGCCTCCTTCGTAAATCAGCTTACCCCTGACACGCAGATCTCCGGTAAGTTCGGTTTCCGGTGCGTCAATCGTGGCTTTCTGTGTTTTCAATACCACATCAGCACCACACTCAATGACAATATGCTCAATGCCGCCCCGGATGGTCAGAGTGTGCGTCTTCCGGTTGTAGCTGTACTCTGCACCATCAGCAAACCGGGTTCCCCGGATATTTTTGTCACTGAACGGTGGTTTATCGACGTCTGAATACACCGCGCCCAGAATAACACCATCCTCGCCGTTGGCATCGAGCAGTACCTCAACCTGCTCCCCCACGTCAGGGAGCCAGTAATCTTTGTTATCCTGGGTATTGCGCTGCAGCACGTTAAGCCAGTTTGTGCGCAGGTTATCGCATTCAGGCAGACGAACGCGGGCCTGAACCCTGTCGGCATCAACGGCACTGACCGTACCGACCTGACGAGTGACACCAGTCATTTTTTCTTCTCCTTAATCACCGTCGATGTACTGCCATCCGGGTGATAAACCGTGAGTTTCTGAGTTTTTTGTTTTTTCCCTCTTGTGACTGGCCCCCGTGCCACTTCCAGCTCTGTGGTGTAGCCGCTGTTACGGTCAAACGCATGGCGGGCAGTGGTTATGAGCCATGGCCCGGATAACTGCCCAAAACCCACCAGTTCAATTTTGTTGCCTGCTGTCAGTTGAGGTGTTCCCGTCAGCGTCAGGGAGCCGTTCTGCTGGTATTCGTTATGTCTGGCCAGTGCTGAATCCGCTTTAATCCGGGCACTGTCCGGGTCGCTGACGCGGCTGTTAACTTTAAGTGAGTCAGCGCTGGTAACCTTACCACCTTTGAGCTTTTTGTCGCTTTCACGGGTACCACCATCAGCTTCGTAGACGATCAGTTTTTTACTGCTGCTTTTCTGGTGTTTTACCTTTGCAGATTTATAGACCCGGTTGATGGTGTCACGCAGGGAAAAGCGGGCCACATCCTGCGGTTTTAACTGCCTGACCGGCTCCTGACTGCGCAGTGTGGCCAGATGAGAAAAAATCAGCTGGTCACTGACCACTTTCACTGCATAACCATACTCGCTGGCCAGCCGGCGCAGAAAACCCACGTCGGTTTCAGCATACTGGGTCACCCGGTCGATTCTGATGGACTCAATGCTGCCCACCAGTTTCAGTCGGTGCTTTCTGGCAATCCGCCCCGCAACAGCTGCCAGCGTGGTGTTCTCAAAACCACGACTGGTTTTAGTCCGCAGGGCACTGTTAACCGAGGTGGCCACCCCACGGATAGAAACAACGGAAGCGGGCGAACTCACTTCGATCTCGTCTATAGAGAACGTACCGCAGGACAGCAGCTTCTCGCCCTGATAGCCCATTTTCAGCGTCAGCGTGTCACCCTTGCCCGGATACCATTTATCCAGCCAGCGGCCATCGGTGTCGTCCAGCTCCACCTCAATGGTATCGGACTCATTTTTGATGTTATCGCTCCAGGTCACACGGGTGACATAAGGCGCGATATCAGAGGTGATGTTTTTCTGCAGATACCACAAAGTGAACACCGGTGTCAGCACATCGCTGACGCCGGTTAACGCTGATGTGACTTGCGCAGTGCTGTTTATCTCAGCCATGGGGCAATATCCTCTTCTGTACGGGCTTCTTCAGCCTCAATCACCGGGATCAGTAACAACAGCCCGGAGGGCAGCACCGGCGTGATGGCCACGTGCGGATTGGCGGCAATAATCCGGGGATAGCCCAGCGGGTCACCGTAGTACTGCCATGCCAGCGAATCCCAGCGCTCTCCGTCACGGGTAACATGTTCAAGAAACATCACACACTCCTCGTCAGTATTCTGGCGGCCATTGCACTTAATCCCGGAGACATGCGGTTGAATGCTGTGCCGGCGGCGTTAAGCTGCCCGGAAACGGTATCCAGAGCACCTGCAATATTTCTTTTGTCCACACCACTCAGCGCAGACTGTGCCTGCTGTACATACGTGGCTGCTTCGCTGGCTGTTCTGGCCAGACTGATGGCATCGGGCATGGATTCAGAGAGTGCGTTAAACGCCGGAACACTTTTCCCCAGAGCCCCGGAGATATTACCCAGTCCGCTCATCAGCCCCGGCACACGGGTCAGTGCGACAACGGGGTTATCCTTCATTTTCTGTGTCACCCGAACGGCGCTGATAGTGGTCTGGAGTACAGACTGCGCCTGTTTCGCATAGTTGACGCCGTTGCGGATGAACTGCGCCACCCCTGAAGGTGAAGGTATGGCACCGGAGACCGCCCCGACACCCGGGAGCTTCGTGCGTATTGCCGGTGGTTGCAGAGGATTTTTCGGGTCACCGGTGTATTCCCGGAGAGACACGGTGGCACTGACAGCCAGCACGTTGCCGGTACTGTCAGTCTGCTCGCTGGTTGCAGTCACATCGGTAATCACGAACCAGCCGCGATAGTCACCGTTGCCGAAGACCAGCGCCAGTGCCTGATGGGCTTTCATGGCTGTTCGCAGTCTCGCCAGCTCCACATCGGGTACACAATAATGCTGATGGAAAACCAGAGTTATCTGGATTTCGTCCAGCCTGTCGCCGACGAACTGCAGGCCAGGCTTACCCCCGATGCGGGCATGCTCCGCATAATCGACGCCGAACGTGGCCTCGAAGCCGTCCCAGTAGGTAATCAGCTCAAACTCAATATCACCCAGTACGGCAAACATCAGCGGTACTCCTTACGTTGTTTCTGAGCCAGCAGACGCTCCAGCATTTTTTCCAGCTCATGCAGACTCATATTCAGGGCACCAGTCAGTCCTGCAGGCGCTGTGGTTTCCCTGCCATTGAGGAAAAACTGAGGATTAAAGCTGACCTGGATACCACCAGACGTTCCACCGCCGGTTGCAGCTGCACCACGGCCTGAATATCCGGCAGCCAGGATTTCAGGCGAGGGGATACGGGGAACATCCGGTGTCATCTCATTTGCCAGACGTTGCCCTGGTAAAATCGATGCCCGGGTGGAGAGCGGAATAGCGGGCATGGAAGACAAACTATTGATTACGGCTCCGATCGCATTTTTAGCAGACGACATAAACCCATTGATATCGGGCAACGGCATACTGAAGCGAACACCTGAAGTGTTATCCCGTATTTCTGGCCCCTGGATGCTCACGGGCATTCTGGGGAGCAGTTCACTGGCCATTCGCTGCCCGGCCAGAGCTGCAAGCGGAGTGGTCCGCTGCAGGCCAATGGCGGCCCCCTGCGCGATATTGTCACCAAAGCCCATAAACACGCGGCTCGGCGAATGAATGCCCAGCTTTTCGCTGAACCAGCCACTGATGCTGTCACCCATTCCGGTTACACTGGATTTGAGCGACTCCCATTTGTTTTTGATACCGTTAATCAGACCATCGACAAGATGGCCACCGAAGTCGGTAAACTTTGCCGGCAGATCAACACCAAGATATTTCAGCGCAGCTGCAAAGGCTTTATAGAGCAGACCTGCCGGCGACCAGTTAATCAGCAGCTTACCAGTTCCCGCGATACCGCCGTTAAAGGCTTCCTGAATGTCAGCCCAGCACTGTTTAAACCAGCTACTGATGCTGTCACCCATTCCGGTTACACTGGATTTGAGCGACCCCCATTTGTTTTTGATACCGTTAATCAGACCGTCGATAAGATGGCCACCGAAGTCGGTGAACTTTGCCGGCAGAGCAACGCCGAAATATTTCAGCGCAGCCGCAAAGGCTTTATAGAGCAGGCCTGCCGGCGACCAGTTAATCAGTAACTTACCAATTCCCACAATGCCGCCGTTAAAGGCTTCCTGAATGTCTGCCCAGCGCTGTTTAAACCAGCCACTGACTGCCCCCCAGTTGCGGTAGATAAGGTAAGCTGCTGCCGCGACAGCGGTGATAACGAGACCGATGGGATTCATCATCAGCGCACGTCCAATCCAGAGAACAGCACGTCCGGCGAGCATAATTCCGCGAACCAGCCCCCCGGAGAGCACGCCACTCAGTGTTCTGGCTCCTCTGGCGACGGCGCTAAATCCGGTCACCAGCCAGCGGAGCTTACCGCCTTGCCCCAGTGCGAGCGACAGACGAAGCCAGTTGGCCCGAAGTAAAACAGCATTTTTCCAGACACTTACAAAGGGGGAAATAAGGAGATTCAGCCCCAGTTTGAGACCAACAGTCGCTATCTTAATCGCAAGGAGCGCACTGATGAGCTTAAAAGCCCCACTGACAAATTGCGGGTGAGTCGCTACCCAGTGTTTTGCCCCCTGAATGAGTGGAAGCAGTTCCTGAGTCAAAGAAATAAAAGATGGAGCTAATTGATCGCCCAGCGTAATTGCCAGATCGCGACTGCTGACCATAAGTGTTTTAGTGGCTTCAAGGGGAGATTTCAGCCGCTGATCATAAGCACTGGCAAGCAAATCGTTATCCGCAGCCCTGAGAGCACCGGCACGGATCTCTCGATATCTGTCCATGTTGGCCAGCATCGGGCGGATAAATGCCATGACCTGCATATCCGCGAACATATCGCCCAGACCAAAGTTTTTCGCCAGAGCCTGAAGTGCCTCATCTCTTGCCGTATCATTCTTTATTTTCATGGCTGATTTGAAGCCGGCCAGCGCTTCGGGGCTTTTGGCATTGAGGTAACGTTCTATAACACTCAACATCCCTTCAATCGGAGAGATCCCCGCAGCTTTATAACTCGCAATAGATCCCTGCAAATCAATACCCAGATCAGCAAACTGTTTCTGAGTATCGCGGGCAAAAATTTTGGTAAGAAAGTTTTTAAAATTATTGGCTGCTTCGTCGGTGGAACCTGCACCGATTTTTGCTATCTGGAGACTGGCCCCTATTTCAGCAACAGCCTCTTTTCCACTGGCAATACCCGCCATCATTGGGGCCAGGGACTGCATCCACTTGACCTGATCCGGGATTTCAAATGACCCCTGGTCACCGGCATAAGCCATAATATTCTGAACGGCACCAAAATCTCTGGCCGCACCTTTCAGGGAGTTTTGCCAGACTGCGGCCACTTTTGCCCAGTCCTGAGCAGACGTGCGTGTTGCCGTTGCCGCGCGGGCAATATCCGGCATCAGAAAACCGATATCTGACACATTATCAATATTGTCGCTGATGAGTGAACCCACCGCCTCCTGCAGCTCATCCTGATACTGATTGTATTTAAGCGCCCAGCCTTTTATCTGTCCGGCAAGTGCATCCCGCGTTTTATTGTCATATTTTGCGGTGATCGACATATCAATCATTTTGTCCTGAAAAGACATGGACTGCTGAACGGCAGGGGAAACCGTATGATAAACAGTCTGTGCCATGCCATACGCTTCAATCCCCTGACCATACAGCGCCATGCGGTTAGCTTTCAGCGCATCACTGGTAGCGGATGCCGCTGACAGACGGCGCTGCTGGCGCTCAATTTGCTCCATGGTGCGGCTTACCCGCAGCAGCTCGCTGTTGAGATGCTGCATCCGGGAAGAACCCAGTTGACCATAACGTTCTGTTGCACGGGTTAAAGCGTTCTGACGTTCCTGCAGGCGGCGTGAGGTATCGCTCAGGGAATCAAGCGCACGGCGGGTACCGCTCATTGCAGAACGGAATGTGCTACCAATCATCCCGCCGATAACAACGCCGACTGAAAACTGTCCCGACATAGTGGTTAACCTCCGGGGAAGGTGAAAAGACGTGAGGGGATAACGCAGAACAGCCGCTACTGGCGGCTGTCTGTACTATGATTTGTCGCCGTACTCGCTTTTTATTTGCTCTTCAGCCTGCTCCAGCCACATCTCCAGATCGTCAGTATCGAGGGCATCAATCTCCCCCGGCTGAAACCGGAACCATCTCGCCAGCAGCCCCTGCGCCTGCGTCAGCGCCCTGGTTGCTCTCACCCATCCCCGTGATGAGCTGAAATCGTTTCTGTAACTGCAGGTAATCAGCCAGATCCATATTGTCGAGATCTTCCGGGAGAAGACCAGTACTGCGGGCAATCAGCGGTTCGTCCCAGTCTGCCGGGTTTTTGCTGATTTTGCGCACCTGCTTCAGGTCTTTTACCGTCAGGCGTTTCAGTTCAACCAGCTCAATTCTGGTGCCTGCAGCAGTGGTGAAGGGATAAGACAATTTAAAAGTATCGGATGGGGTCTGTGACATGATTGTGCTCCTGTGTAAGTTCAGGGCAGTATGTCGGGAGAAGCGCGTGACGGATATTAAAGGAGATTAAGAAGAAGGGGCCGGAGCCCCTGTGATGTCAGCAAGTGCGAAACCCCTTGCAGTTACGCAGGAAAGCGATGAGAAGCGTCTTTCCCTCAGATTTGCCGATGCCGGAGAACCAGTGGTCGGGAGGCTCCCATGCTTCAATCAAATCCGCCAGTTTGCGGGCCTTTGAACGTGTGCAGTCAATCGGGTCATTGGTTTTACGGGTATTAAAAAGGGTTTCCACCCCCGGAATATCAAGGAGGGTAAACCACGTACCATTTGACATGCCCAGTGCCGCACATCGTCCTCCTTTATCCGTCAGTTCAACACTCACCGTCAGCCCCCGATATTGATACGGTAGTCAGTCAGTTGATCAACACCGCCGACCCGGAAGATGTTGGCCAGATAGTCCAGTTGCAGCAGCTCTTCACCATCCAGTACCTGTCTGATATACGTGCAGGTGAAGCTACTGGAGAACTCGGCGTTCTCGTGCTGTTTGAACGTCCCCAGCGGGTTCTTCTTGAACATAATCGTCAGGAAGGTGACCAGCGGGATTTCGTCAATCAGCCCCTGCGAGCTGTAGCGCTGGACGCTGGAACGACACTGCAGTGCCAGCGACCTGTACGGGTTCGCGGCAGACAGCATCGCATCGCGGTAAAAGCTGTTCCATTTGATTTCGCCTTCCAGTTTGTCAAAACCAGCCGGGAGTTCCACCTTACCCACCATCCCCAGCGCCTTGTGTTCCTGCATAATCATGGAGACATCGGGGAGTTTAACTTCCTCAGCCCGTCCCAGCAGGTTAGTACCATCCAGATAGATGTTGGCATTCGTGATGCGGTTTATCTCAATCTTTGACATCAGTTGCCCCCTTTCAGGGTTAACAGGTATTCCGAGGTGATCTCAGTCTCAAACGTCAGTCGCTCCAGCGGCGGTGGTGGCGTATATTTGTAGCTCAGCAACAGGTGCCCGGCGGCCAGCTCCGTCTCCGGATTGCGGGCCGGATCAAACCAGCAACGGAAGCCCAGTACCGCACCATCACCAGTCATTTTGCGACCGTAGGCGTTGACCGACTCCGTCAGTGCATCAATCAGCGCCTGAGTAATCGGCATGTCGATGTACTGCTGGCTGAAATAACGAATGGACTCGTTGATCACATCACCGGTGCGGCGAACGTTCTCAAAGTTACGCATATGGGTGACCGTTGGCCATGCTGCCGTCCGGTTACCCCACAGACGAAGGCCGCTGCCGTAACTGCTGAATACCGTGGTGATCCCCTGTTCGTTAAGCAGGTTCACCTCACTCTGCGGGTCATCAATCATCGCGGACAGCTGGCGCTCCACGCCGGTGATCCCCAGAATCTCCTGATTGGAGGATGACCACCAGTAGCCCTTGTCCAGATCGACTCTGGCACGCAGACCTGCTGCACGCTGGCTGAGCGGCTCCAGACGCTCTGTGTTTGTCACCGGGTCATATACCTTCACATGCGGATAGCACAGACGGACGCGGTCGGAGCTGGTATTGAAGTTGATGGTGCCTTCCGGGCCACGACCTGCCAGAGCCTGTGCAAAGGTGGTACCGACAGGCGCATCAATGTAGGTTACCGCGCCCAGCTTCTCTGCCATGGCGATAAGCTCAACTGCGACACTCTTCTGGGTGCAGAACACCGGCGCAATCAGAATTTTGGCGAAATAGCCGTACAGGTTGAAGCTGTCGTTAAGCAGCTTCATGCCGGTTCGGTTTCCGGCGCTGTTCACCCCGCCGATGATGTCCGCCGCAGTCACCTTCGACGGGTCCGCGTACTCATAGCTCACCTTCACGCTGCCACCGGCCTCAATAGCCTTGCCCAGGTTCGTGAGCACACCCGCCTGCGCATCAACACGGTAGTCCGTGTTCGCCGTGTGGGTGGTGCTGCCTTCACTGTTTTTCACCACCACATTAGCGACAACCGGATGCGCCAGTCTGGCCTGCCCTGTCGATTTGTCAAAGGTAACCACCTCATCCTCGATCGCCGTTTTATGTTTCGCCGGGTCGAGGACGTTAATGACCAGAACGGTGCCTGCACCATGGTCATAAATCGCATCCAGCGCCTGCGGAATGGTAAAGCCGGTGAACTGGCTGCCAAATGCCGCTGCGTCTTTCTCAGACAGGCACTGTACCAGCGTATTGACATCCCCCATCGGGGCGGTACCAATCAGGCCAATAACGGCAGATTTCACCGTTTTAACCGGGCGGGCTCCGTTTTCCACCTCAATGGTTTCGGGACCATGCAGATAGTTAGCTGCCATGGGCGTCCTCCGTTTTCACTTCGCTGTCACTGCTGCTTCTGCGCTTTGGTGACTGCACAGCCGGTGTGACGGCGGGTTTAGTCTCTTCAGGTACCGGCGTCAGATGTTTCAGCGCCACCAGTACCTTCACGTAGTCATGCTCCTCCGGCAGGGAAACCGTCTTCCCCGGCCAGAGCAGGATTTCGGTTCCGTCCGACAGCGTGACGCCGCTGGCCGGGCCGGAATAGCGGTATTCTTTCATCACTCGCTTTCCTCATAGTTCACTTCGGTTAACAGCGGGCCGGACGGTAAATCGCTGTCTTCGATAAAGACGCTTTCAGTCACGAAGTCGAGGGCGTACTGCCACAGCCCCCTGACTTCACCGATAAACACCTCGCGGGTCAGCCAGATACGGCGGCGGCAGCCGGGCGGGGTGTGGCCACCGAGAATGCGGCGGACAGCATCCAGGACATTAATCGCCCCTTTTTTACCGTTGAGCTGGCGGAAGACCACCGTGACGCAGAGCTGGATAGTCTGAGACTGGATCACCGCACCGGTATCATCCGGCCTGTCAAAGCGCGAACCGGCATAGCTCAGCAGCAACGCGCCAACCGGATGGTTCAGGCGATATTCAGCCGGTTTCTCCGGGAAGTACTCCACCTGCAGTTGCGGCAGCTTCTCGCGTAACCGGGCCAGTACCGCATCAAGGACGGGCAGAACGTTCATCAGTATTTCTCCAGTAAACCGTCACGACCGCCGAAAGTGGCCGGGCGACTGCGTACACGAAACTCGCCAGGCTCAGGCACATCTTTCTGAGTGGACGGCAGCCCCAGCGTGAGCCTGTTATCACGTAACTCCCTGAGTTGCCGCAGCGCTTCTTTGTGGTCATCCTTCACCGTATCCGGGAGGTCACCTTCCGGGCGGCGGGCGTAGAGCCGGTAACGGACCAGCGTGATGGCAATGTCCCGCAGAACAGTCGGTATCTCTGCCAGTGGCAGGATATAGCGTCCGCGCAGATGGGCATCAATCAGCTCGTCGGCATAGCGGATACAGCTGTCCACCACACGGGTATTCACTGTTGCAGGCGAGTCGAAGTCCATCTCTTCACTGGTGAGCTCGATAAGCGTCCGCTCCGGCACCTGCGCAAGCAAATCCTCCAGGGTGCAGTACATGTCACACCCCGCGCAGGATACGAATGACGTCGCCTTCACCCCCGGCTTCATCAAGTGCAATACCACAGGATTTACCGTCGCCGGACTGCGGCACGGCTCTGGCCTGAGCATCTGACTGAACAGCCACACCACGGCTGACAGCGGCCCCGGCCTCGACAGCAATAATGCCCAGAACGCTCACCGGCGTGCTGTCGCCGGTAACAGCATCCACTTCGGCAACCCCGAGCGCTGCGGCACCGGCTTTACAGGGGGTATTATCTGCCCCGACAAAACGCTGCTGTGCCAGTGCTGCCCCTGCCGTTACGGTTGTGATCAGAATGACCTGCTGAGTGGTTCCCATAACGCCTCCTTATTTACTGATACCGGTAATGAGATACCCGGCATCGCCACCAACCACGGCGACTTTGTAGATATCGGTATAACGGCAGTACTTCACCTTGCCACCGGCTCCGTCGTATTTGTCGGCAACAGGCATCCCCTTACGCCGCAGGGTGTAGCCGAAGGACGGCTCGTTCTCGTCCGCGCTGTCCGCCCCCGGCTGCGGTTTGCCGACATAGTGCAGCATCAGATTGTCTCCCCAGATATCCGCCGGCACGCTGTTCTTATCCATTGCCGCTTTCATGGACGGCAGGGAGACTGGGGCACCGATGACGATCTCTTCGATCTGAAAGAGGTCCTGCAGGATTTCTTTGGTGATGCGCTTGCGTTCGTTGGCTCCGATGGCGGCCTGAATCGCCGGGTGGAACTTCAGCAGCGCCATCACGCCGGCCCCCATGGTCATCAGGTTAGGACGCAGCCCCGTGGCCGTACGGACCGCTTCCATACCGGCTTCAATCACCCCGATGGGGTCCCCCTTACCACCGGCCCAGCGATCACTGGCTGTCAGTTTTTTGACGTGCCCGGTACGGTAGACCTTTTCATCCTGAGCCAGACGGGCAGCGATAAGTTCACGGCGCAGGTTCACGCCATTCGTGGCGCGACGGATGGCCTTGCTCTCTTCGTTAAACATGGACTCCGCCTGCTCGCGATAGTCCACCGGCGCAGCCAGATCGTGTTCACCCAGCACCAGGTCCAGCGTGCCTGTTTTTTCACGGACCAGAACATTGCTGTCCGCCCCGACGGCACGCTCGGTGTCATATTCCACAAAGGCGGTTTTCCCGAAGGTCGGTACACGCACGCCTTCCTTGTCCGTCAGCACGACGGGGAAAATACGTTCGCCGATGAATGCGGCATTTTTATAGCCACGGGCGATACTGGTCAGTACCGGATCAACGACACGTTTACCTTTTAAGTAATCAGACATGCTCTCTCCTTAAATTACAGGCAGCGTGCGACAGCAGCCTCATAGCTGATGCCTTCTTTTTTGGACAGGGCCACTGCTTTCTGATGCAGGGCCAGACGCTCAGGATCGGCTTCCGCAAACTCTGCCACATCCACCTTCACCGTGTCGCCGACACGCTCTTTTGTGGCCTGTTCGGCGAAATTCATCACCGGCTCCCCGTCGGAGAGCAATGAACGAAAGGCGGTGGCCAGCGGTGTGCGGCTTTCCCCCTCAGCAAACTCCACCGGCTTGTCGCCACCGGCAACGGCATCCAGCAGGGCAACCACCACGGAGGAGGCGCGGGGAGCCAGACGGCCCTCTGCGACCAGTTTTTCTGCAAAGGCCACATTGTCCTTATGCAGTTGCTCCTGTCTGACCTGTGCATCACGCGCATCGCGATCAGCAGCCTGCTGCTTCAGGCGGCGGTTCTCCTCCTGAAGGGCTTCAATCTCTTCTTTTGTCATCGATGATTCCTCGTTACTTGCGGAAGACGGCCCCGGGCCTGTCTCACTGAATTGTGCACCTGCTGCATCCTGCGACAGTGTGTCGCGGTACGCCTCTTCGCGCAGACTGTTGAGCTGCCATTCCGGCAGGACTTTTTCTGCCTCGTCCAGACTGAAGCGGGCGATCAGAAAATCGCGCAGCTTTCCCCACAGGGAGGCATTCGTGATGGCCTGCCAGTCGGCGAACTCCACCACACCTTCTTCCTGCTCACTGAAGGACACCTGTTTCAGCCCCTTGACGGAAGGTGGCTGTGCCCCGAGAAAGCCCACATGGCGAAGGTAGAGCACGCCGGGCTTCGGATTGGACGGTGAATCCGGGAGGTAGAAAGAGGCGGACACTTTTTTGAATCGTCCGTCGGTGACCATCTCAGCAAACTGCGGGTCCAGCTGGGCAGGCTCTGCCATCAGATCGACGCCGCTGAGCGACAGGGCTTTCACCCAGCCCCACGCCGGGTCTTCCGTTCTGGGATGACCAATCACGAGTGGTGCTTCATGGACGGACGGGTCATAGGCTTTCACGCAGGCGGCAAGATCGTCTGGCGTGAACGGCAGTTTTTTGCCGTGCATATCGGTATGAGTACCGGCTTTAAAAATGTGAATGGCTGACATTTTGCTGTCCCGCGTTATGTTGTCGGAGACAGTTTGTGAGAAATGCAGGCCCGGCGATTTTAATCTGCTTTAGAAAACATCAGGGGAGAAGGACAGGGAAAGCAATACGGTGAACCGGAGGCGGTTATAAAACAGAGGCTGTAAAGCCTTTATAAAGGTAATACAGCCCCTCATTCGCTGGCAATGATAAATCACCCGCCTGAAGAGAGAAAACTCAGCGACGGGCCGCTGATTCAAGATGGCGGACAATGGTATCGAGGATGGGGATTACCACTTCAGGCTGTAGTTCTCCATCCCCCGTCACCGGCAGGAACGGGCGGGCCGGAAGTTCAACAGACTCATTACGCCCCGTTTTACCCCCGAACTGGTGAATGGCACCGTAAACAACGTTGGTCCCCACAACAGCCTGCCGGTCGTCATGGTCGGTTGATACTGACCCCATCAGACGCCCGGTATCCTGCAGTGTCTGCCCGTCACGTTCTTCCGCTGCCAGCGAGGGCATCCACCCCGGACGCCCCTCATCAAGAAAGTTAAACTGTGTTTCCGCCAGCAGGGTTCCGGCGATTTTGCGCATCGCGGGCTCCAGGTCTGTGGCAGCAAGATCCAGCGCACGGAGGCTCCGGCGCAGGGATTTATCGTTAATGGTGATACTGACCAGGTTATCGGAAGCCATTGTTATCCTCTCAGTTCCTGTTGTGCCAGTGGCTGAAGCGTACCCTGATAGCGGGCCAGGTCGGGACGGTATGCTGCCCCCGGTGCATAAGACCAGCCGACGTCGGTGGTCACCTTCGTGGTGCCGGTATTAAAGGTGGCCACGTTCCGCATTTCGCCGGTTTTCTCTGAGACCAGTTTCAGTTCCTGGCCCATGGCAGAGCCGGAGCTGATAACCTTCAGGCCACGGGCACGTACATCCGCCGCACTCAGGGCAATCACACTACAGCGGCAGCGCCAGCCGTTCGGCGGGTAAAATGCCTGCCAGAACGGGTCATCCCAGCGCAGCACCAGACCATGCAGCGCCAGATGGCTCCTGCGGGTATGGCTGTCGTTGATGCCGGTATACATCCAGTACGGCCTGTCGTCGACGTTTTCCATCTGTTCCGCCCAACGACCGGCGCTGTAGAGTACGGACATATTGGTGCGAAAGATGGTATCGAGCCGCCACGGACTGCCCTGCTGAATGGTGACCGGCTTACCCGTTACCGGGTCAGTCGTGTCACGTGGTCCCCACCATCCCTTACGCTTCAGCACCGGCTCCAGCTCCTGCCGGAACCAGCGATCGGTTTTTCCTTCATCGACAGCCTGCTGCAGTGCCCCGCGAATATCTTCCAGGATATCCAGGCGGGTCACTTTAGCAACGGTAAAGGCGCGGGCATGGGCCTCCTGCCACATTTCTTCCCAGTCCCAGGTAATCTGATACCCTTTGGACTTCAGGTAACTGACTGCCCGCTTCGGGGGAAGCGTCATGCAGTACGCCAGTTCAGCCGTTGTCACGCTCATGCAGACGTCCCCGGATATTTGCCACAAAGAGAATACGGGCCAGCCGTTCCTGCAGATCGTCCGTGTTCATCTGAGGGTAGAGCTCCGCCAGTTCGCCCAGCAGCTCAGTCGGGTTAACCCCGTTTTCGACCCGCTTAAACAGAGGTGCCAGGACGGGTTCCAGCGTGCCATTTAACACACCTCCGTTCATCAGAATGTCCAGCGCGTCGTCAAGCTGCTGCTGAGCCTGAATATCGGCATCAATCGCCTCGGCAAATGACAGCGGCAGCATGTTATTCTGGCGTTCCGACGGTGGTGTCTCGTCAATATCGCCGTCCTGCAGCTGGTACTCACGCTTAAAGTATTGCGGGGTCAGACGCAGACCCGCCCGGGTGAGTTTTTCGTCGCGGGTGGCGCGGGTGTCATCAATGGTCTCCTGTTCCCACATGGCCCAGACCGGACACGGCACATCGCCGAAGTTCAGGGTGACCACCGTTCTGATAACCTGATTCACTGCTGCCTGAATGATGTCCGCATCCGCATCGCGGATATCAGCCGTTACCTCCAGCCCGGCCTGTGCAGAGGCCTTGTTACTGTTCGCTTCCGTGGTCTGATTCTGACCAAGTAATGCAATGGAGATCTCACTGCGTGACAGTGTGATCAGCTCGCGGAATACCTCGCTGCTGTCCGCCTTACCATCCGCGGCTTTGAGTTCGATGCTGCTGTCATCGGGGATGGCGGCCACCGCGTCCTCCACCATCTGCTCCATGGAGTCCAGCAGTTTTTCAATCTCTGCATCATTTGCACCCCTCGGGTGCTTACCGATCACCCACGGGGAGCCAAACTTTTCGGCAAAGCGGAGCCAGAATTTCATCCCGCCTTTCTTGAAGGCGACCGGCCAGAAGCACATGGACAGGTCCGGGAAACCGTAAGGATTGTCATACGAGGCATCCTGTGCCGGCACCACGAATTTTGACGGTGACAGCAGCTCACCCTCCACACCCGCATCACGCGCCCGGAAGCGCAGGCAGTTGTCCGTATCAAACTGAAACCACTCAGGCGGTTTGCCGACAATATCCGTCACTGCCCACGCCCTGACCGAACGGCCCCACATGATTTCACAGGGCTGATACCCGTAGAGCACGGCATCACTCATCTCACCGATGATGCGGGACAGATCCAGATCGTCGAGCATGTCGCGGATGAAACGGAAGACCCGGGCAGAAGCGTGACCGCGCTCCAGTCCACGCTCCAGTGATTTGAGCGCTGCTTTACGTCTGCGGATACAGCCCCCGACCAGCGGGTCGGTGCGCAGTTCGCGGTAGATACGGATATCCCGTCCCTGAGCCTTGAGAATGGGATCAGGATTGGGCAGATACATGCCCAGTCCGTAAAAGTCGATCGCGCGGCTGCGGGAGGCAATCTGCGCGGTCAGTGATTTCTGAGGCTCAGAAAAAGCAACAAATTCATCGGGTGAAACCCAGATACCCCTCGCCATCAGAATCCCTCCAGCATACGGGCCGCCTGACGACGACGGCGTGAGCTTGCCTTCACCGGCCCTTTGTTAATTTCACGGCTGGCGAAATACGCCAGCGCCAGTGCGATGGCTGAATCCCCGTGGCGTTTACCACCGTCAGCCTTTGCTTTTGAGCGTTGCTCCGGTACGCGGGGGACACCGTTCACCACCTGAACGGCCCGCAGGTCATCCAGTGTGTCTTCATCCTTTGGTAAGTCCACCAGGTTACCGTCTTCCAGTGCAGCTTTGACCGGAGGCATATGCTCCCGGTACCAGCCTTCGGTTGGCATCACCTGCTGAACCCGGCCGGAGCCGTAGCGCTGCATGGCGTATTCAGCCAGATAGGCACCATTACCACGGGCATCAAACGCTGCACCCAGCAGACCGGGCAGGCCATCCATCAGATACCAGGTGATTTGCTCCTGCTGTCTGAACGGCACGTTACGCAGCTCCAGTACGAATGGCACGCGTCGTACCAGGTTCTTCTCCTGCAGCAGGGGATAGTCCACCGACAAATCACCGCTACGGCCAAAGTCGCGCCCCAGGAAAGAGCGGGCATCAGTGGGGAGTGCCTCCAGCAAGGGTTTCAGATACTCATCAAGCCAGTCCTGCGTCTCGCGGAAGCGAACCTCATCAGACAGCAGTTCATAACCTTCCTTGCAGGTCAGACGCAATACCGGCGTATCAGCGGACATGCGGGACTCTATCAGGGCACGGGACAGCCAGGCACCGCCACCGTTGGCCGGAATACAGTCAAGCTCTTCGGATGCGCCGGCACCGTAGAATTTGTACACCGATGCCATCCAGGCCTGCTCGGATGCCTCCGACCATTCCTTCCCGGTGCGCAGACAGACGCGCCGGAACAGCCCCTCAGATACGGCTTCCCGGAAAGTGATGCGATGTATGCTGCCTCCCTGACGTCCGGCACGGATATCCCCGATAAGTGTATTGAACGGATTGTCGTCACCGTCATGGGTGGAGATAACGCGTACCTTTCCCCCCCAGATAAGCATCGCCAGCGCCGCTTTCAGCAGTTCGTCCAGTTGCTCATGGAACGCCGCTTCGTCGATAACAATAATACCCTGACGGCCACGCAGGTTAGACGGGCGGCTGGAGAGCGCAACAATACGAAAGCCGGAGTCAGGAAATTTGATGGTGTAAGTCCTGATGTGTTTGTCGTCGTCGTCCTCTTCCCAGAATCCTTCTTCAATTTCACTGGCCGCATAGTTGAATGCCCGTGCCCACATCGCACACGCCTGAATGTATTCGACGGTCATGTCCTGGTTATAAGCGATGTAATACACATTCATCCCGCCTGCTGGCGCAGAAGAGGCGGCGGTCAGTACGTTATCGGATGCCTCAGCCCATGTAATACCGGTACGACGGCTCTTTTCTATCACCTTAAGCGGAGAGGTGTCTGCCACCCAGCGCTGCTGGTAAGGCAACAGAACGGGAGGAGCATCCAGCGCCGAGGTATCAGGCAAAACGGGAGCAAGGTTATTCCTCCCGTCCATGGGACTCATCCCTTCGGGGCCACCGCCAGCGGCGTTTAAAATCACTCCGGATGATTTTGTCATGTGGCAATCCCCAGAATCTCGCGACGAAGCGCCTGTACTGCGTCGCTTGACAGTCCCCCCTTACGGGCAATTTTCTCGGCGTTGCTGGCTGCCTGCTGCGCTCTGGCCCGTACTTCAGACTGGAACTTTTTGAGGTTGACGGACGCGCGGGACAGCGTAGCCACATTCTTCGCCACCTTCGACAGCAGGGCCACGCGTTCTTTAGGATCGACTTCGCCTTCTTCCGCCTCCTGCAACTGGACAATACTCTCGAACAGCTCGGTCTGAATAAGGGCTATCACAGCCTCCGAACGCGCATCCTGATCGTCTGCTGCGCCTTCGGTCAGCATGCGGGCCGCTTCTGTTGCCGCACGGATAGCACCATAGCGGCGCTCAATCTTCTGTCCATAGCGATGGATAGCGGATTTGCTGATGACGTACCCCCGCTCACGCAGCAGGGACTCCAGCTCGTTATACCCGCTGAAGCCGGATTCAGTCAGCGCCCGTTCAAGCCAGCGGCGCACATCTTCCGGCAGCTTTTCTATTGTGCTGCGTCTGGCCATTATTCACTCCAGTACTTTTCCGGGCGGGCAATACCCGGACCACATTCCACGGTGTATTCCACCAGGTCTACGCCGAGGCGGGTCAGGTCAGCAAACCAGTCGCCAGAAGGTTTTTTCTCCAGATCAACCATTTTACGGTCAGCCAGATAATCCAGTTCGCGGCGCAGTTCCAGCGGTGTGGTGTCCGGGTAGATGGCACGGGACACATCCAGCAGCAGCGTCTCGCTGGCGGTGTAAGGGCGGGTCTTGTTCAGGGCAACCAGCAGACTCCAGCGCAGGGATTCGCGGCGTACCCGGGTAATATCGACCATTATTGACCTCCGGTATTGCGGTACTGCTGTACCACTTCCAGTTTGTTATAAAGCGCGTCCAGTTTGGCCTCAATGACTGTCTGGCCACGGATATAATCCTCTCGACGGACATAATTCAGCGGTAAATCCGCTTTAAATCGCATAAATTCTTTTTCCAGCTCGCCCCAGTTGGAGGCGGATTGTTGCAGGGCCTGTTCAAGGGAGGCGAATCGTGCCGCCTGGCGTTCTTCTGTTTTACTGAACAACCATTTGGCGAGCCCTCCCACAAACCCCATGAAGGTGAGCAGAAAACTCACCACCGTCCAGAATTCAACCTGCAGTGTCATTTCTGTAATCCTTCCCGTTCATCCAGTAACGCGTTTATCTGGTTCCGCCAGCGACGACATTGTCCTGCGTTGTCGATGATGTTGGCGAGAACGTCACGCTGGGAGACACCCGAATCGCGTAACCGGGTGTCAGTGGTTTCAGGTTGCCCGGTCGCTGTGCCAGAGCGGGTGCCAGCGGCGGCAACTGAGTCTGAATGACCGGTGTCGACGGATGCGTTGTCATATCCGAGTGCGGCGTTGTACTGGCGCACGAAACCGCGAGTAAACACGCACTCAATGGGATGGCTCTTACCTTTTTCATCAATCCAGCGCTGTGTGACATCGTTAATTTGCCCCTGTAGTTGTTTATTCCGGCTCTCCAGTTGAGCAATCTGCTCAAGATAACCGGCTTCAGCCCGCTGCCCGGCGGCCACCTGCTCCTGATACCGTCTGGCCCAGGCCCGCAGCGCAGCATTCTCAAGCGTTGCCTGCTCCGTTTTGTACGCGTCAAATGCTGACTGCAACTGACTGAGCGCGGTATCACCGTCACGCTTTGCAGAGTCATGACCACTTCTGTATCCCATGGCATACAGGCCGACCAGAAAGGCATTGATAAGAATGGCCAGCAGAATGCCGCGCCACGGCAGCTTTTTAACCAGATGCCACACAACTGCTGCCTCCCCATGTGAGATATCGCGGTGCCAGTTCGCGCAGGATGCGCTGCGGATAATGGCGGTTCTCCCGCCAGCTGGCCGCATTGCGTCCGGCATTCACCGTGGCGACATGTCCGAACCAGCGGGTGCTGTCCAGACCTTTCTGTGATGCAAGCCGCCTGTCCCGTTGTACCCAGCCCAGACCACCGTTATAGCCCGACAGTGTCATGGCCATACGCTCGCAGTCACTGGCGGCGCTGACACGCTGCCACAGCCAGCGGTCATAGCTGACCAGCGCCCGGATAGCCCATGCCGGATTAAACGGCTCACGACTGCTCAGCATCGGTATCAACTGGCTTATCCAGTCGGCAGTGGCAGGCATGAACTGCGCCAGTCCCTGAGCGCCAGCCGGCGAGATCGCATCAGGTCGCCAGCCGCTTTCCTGATGCAGTTGCGCGGCGAAATCGGCCACCGGCGCAGACAGTCCCCATTCAAGCCGGGCATTACGGATCACATCATCGCGATACTGCAGCGCAGCCTGCGGAGGTTGTGCTGCGCATGCCTGGCTGAAAAAGCCGCCACACCAGAGCAACATTGCGACAAAGAATACCCATGCCACATGAACCAGAAAGGTCCCGGCGCGGACTGACAGGCGTTCGGTTCTGATGAAGACCCGAAAGGCTTCGAAAGCCAGTTTCAGGGACATGCATACAATCCAGGTGATCTGCGGCCAGTTCATGATTAAAGCCCCATCGCAACAGCCAGGCAGACCGCTGCAACAATCAGTGCACGGCGGATTAACGCAGCAGAAAACACCAGGTGAAGGCCGGTCTGTACCGGGAAACGCCCTTCAGCCATCAGCCTGTCGTCATGTTTCAGGTACTGACCGGGACGGGCTTTGGGGAAGAGCGAACGGTCAAGCCAGTAACCCAGCACTGCTGCCAGCGTGATGAGTGCCAGCTTGTAGATCACAACAGGCAGCTGCTGTGGTGAGACCAGAGCGATGGTGCCCAGCAACAGCACTGAGGTCAGCAGCCAGCCGCTGAGGCGAGGTTTTTTAACAGGGGGAATGAATTTTTTCAGGTTTTTCATGTGTGTCTCCTTATCTGGTGGAGACAGCATCACAAATACAGGGCGCGAAGGATTTTAAAGCGCGTTAAGAGAGCCGGGGATACGGGATGTGCAGGATAAACGATGAATTATTCACAGAGGAGAATACGATATGACGCAGACACTGAATCCGGTCATCACTGTCACCGTGTCCGGTCCTGTGGGCAGCGGTAAAAGTTACATATTGGCGCGAATAGAGGAAGTGGTGAAACAGGAATTCGGAAACAGCGTCATTGTCGACGCCGCAGACGTGGACGGTGAGCGCCGTATGAGTGGGGATGATCTGAGCACATGGCAGAAACCACGGGCTGGCACAGTGATCAGGCTGGAGGAATACACGGGACAGGGCCTGTTGTCATACGGCGAGGAGCGTATCTGTCGGACGAATGAGCTGCTGGATGTTATATGCCCCACGGGCCGGCAACCCTGGATACTGCCCGATGCACTGCATGCCACCATTGCGGCACTGATGACAGTTTACGATCAGGAGCTGCTCATGAAGGAGTTACGTAAACTCACTGGTCAGTCAACAGAATGTTGTTCGTCCCCGAAGTACGGCAAACAGGAACACATCCCGATTAACCAGCCTCCCCGGTTCTTCGACGAATACCTTCTGACACCGGAAAATAAAGCTGAGCATGAAGAGATCAAAGCGGCGTTGTTCCGGGAAATCAGGAAGATTGCTGAAATGCAACTGGAGGGCGGGCTGGACAGAGTGATGGCGAGAGGAGAATGGGCATCGCTGTTTGAAAGAGTTTCCCCGGAATTACTTCCCCTCGCACTGGCTATCGGGATTATGCAGACAGCGGATAAACCTCACTTACGTTCATTAAACACGTAACGCATAATCCGGGATACGCATTCAGCGATGACTGCATTTTCACCGGTTTTTACTGCATCCAGAAGTGACTCTTTAAATGGTACGGGCCGGGGCTGCAGAAAGGTCGGCATGGCATTGAGCAGACAGAGCGTTTTTTCCGTGAGGACGACATCAGCCGCTCCCACAGCCAGCAACTGAGAGTAACGAATATAGCTGTTATCCCGAAGCCATATCAGCGTATCAATAAAACACCGGCACTTTTTCTGGTCGTGATCAACCTGGTCCGGGATATCGAAAAAACCAGAATAAATCAAAACCTGAGGTGCCGGATGCGTGTTCAGTAATCGGCAGAATATTTTGCCGGTGAGTACATAAAAATCATCATTTAAGGAGTGCATCATGAATCCCCGATTAACGTTAACAGAACATCAGCGCCGTGCTGAAGCAGTGAACAATGTTCTGGAAGATATTATCCGGTTATACCGCGGAGAACTGAGTGTCTGTCGTGCCGCTTTTCATTTTCAGGGAATACAAAAGCAGTTTGATACTTCTGTTTTTGCAGAAGGTATTACTTATGCCCTGGACCGGATAAGGTCAGAAAATCGCCCCGGATAATCCCTAAACCACATTAACAGAAATCCCGCCATCCCTGCCGCATCATGAAAGAACGACCAGCCCGGCACCCGAAAGCCGGGCTGGTCATCGCCCCACAGGAATGCGCTGTGAGCCGACCAAGGTTCAGTCAGTCTCGCGAGACCTGACCAGACTGCCATATTTTTTAATAATTGTAAAAGGCTTACAGATTATGAAAATGCAGACATTACCCATCGTGCCGTGGATTGGTGGCAAACGCCGCCTTGCAAAACACATTCTGCCGCTGTTTCCGGCGCATGAATGTTATGTGGAGCCGTTTTGTGGGGCAGCAGCGCTCTATTTTCTTAAGACACCCGGCAAGATCGAAGTCATCAATGATATCAACGGTGAACTGGTGAATCTGTACCGGGTGGTAAAGCATCACCTGGAAGAATTTGTCCGCCAGTTCAAATGGGCGCTGGTCAGCCGTCAGATCTACAAATGGCTGCAGATCACCCCGGAAGAAACACTGACGGATATCCAGCGTGCGGCACGGTTCTACTACCTTCAGAAGCAGGCGTTTGGCGGCAAGGTGGCAGAGCACAGCTTCGGTACCTCCACCACATCCCCGCCACGCTTCAACCTGCTACGTATTGAAGAAGAACTGTCAGCGGCACACCTGCGGCTTTCCAGAACAGTCATAGAACACATGGACTGGCAACAGTGCATTGAGCGTTATGATCGTCCGCACACGCTGTTCTACTGCGACCCACCGTACCTGGGTACGGAAGGCTATGGTGTGGATTTTCCTGAAGGGAACTACTCGCGGCTGGCAGAGCTGGCCCGGTGCATCAGAGGAAAAATGATAATTTCGGTGAACGACATCCCGCAGATGCGCGAGGTGTTCACTGGACTGAACATACAGACAGTGAATATCAACTACAGTCTGGCGGGTAAACCCACGCCGCGCCGTGAACTGCTAATCTGCAACTTCTGAAACAAAACCGGAAAGCACAATGCTTTCCGGTAAACCAAACAACTTCCACTATGTCACTGGCGATGTTTTCTGAAAGCATCCAGATCAACCACCTGTCCTTTGTGTCCGGGTCAGTATCAGCCTGCGATTTTTCCTGGTTTTGGCTGAGTATAGAATCGCCCAATCTCAAGAAATGAGCGTTGTTGGTCTGGTGTCATGTCGTCAAAAGTATCTATTAGTTTTTGTTTTTCTGGGGAAATTTGATTCTGGTTTCTAGTCATACCATCTGTGCTCATTCCAGTGAGCAACCAATTTACATCAACATTAAACTCTTGATGCATCTTTAACAGAAACTCCCCTCCAGGCATCGCCTTTCCATTTTCAATCTGACTGATACCACCATTAGAAATACCTAAACGAGCTGCAAATTCTCTCTGGTTCAACCCTGCTTTCTTCCTCACAGAAATAACGCGCTCTCCTATATCTTTGCTCATAAAAGTGAATCTCTATCTTGATATGCTCATAATTATGAGCAATAATCTAACACATATAAGGCAAACATCATTGCATCAACAAAGGAGACAACGATGACTGCAGAACAAGTCAAAGCTCTCTTCCGCCAGCGCGGGATCACTTTCACCCGCTGGGCAGAAGAAAACGGCTACAACCGCAATGAGGTATACCGCGTTCTCAACGGGCAGACCAAAGCCCGTTACGGTAAATCCCATGAAATCGCCGTGAAGTTGGGACTGAAATCAACAGCTCAGGCGGCCTAAATATTTTGAGTCTTTGTAAAAGGTTATCACATATCGCAAAAGAGGTATGCAGATGAGTAAGACGAATGTTTCAAGCTCCGGCAGTCGCATCCTCCGGGTACTCAAAGCGCTGCGCGGTCATGCCCTGAACGGTATTTCTAACGGTGAACTGGCGACAGCACTGCACGAGTCACCGGCAAACATCAACCGGGCACTCAACACCCTCATTGAAGAAGGGCTGGCTCTGAAACTGGAGAACGGACGTTTTGCACCGGGCATCCAGTTACTGCAGATCGCCATGGCCCACAGTAACGAGATGGCACGTGCACAGGATCGTATTAACGAAATTAACCAACGTGTCATTTCAGGTAGTCGTTTGTAAGGAGTAATCAATGGGACGTACCAAATCACCGATTAACACTGAACTGAACGCCGATGTACCGCTGTCGGATGATCTCAACGTCAGCCTGAATGCCATGACACAGCATCGCATGGAGATCATGCAGCAGTTTGGTGATGGACTGCCTTATGAACGTGAACGCATCGTTCACGAAGCACGTTTTTATATGGCGCAGAGTGCTGAATCTATGTTGGAAGCGGGTAAGCGGCTGATCATCTTAAAAGAAAATGAACCGCATGGTGATTTCACAAATATTCTGGAAAACGACCTCGGATTAGCACCACAGGTAGCTCGTCGCATGATGCAGGCCAGCGTGAAATTTCTCGGCAATGGAGATGAACAGCCAAAACGCTCAGCGCTGAGCGTTTTGGGAAAAACCAAGTTATATGAACTGATGGTTCTGGATGACGAAGAACTCGACGCATTAGCTGATGGTGGAACCGTCGCCGGTGCAACGCTTGATGATATTGATCGCATGACCAGCCGCGAACTGAAGGCCGCCCTGCGTGAAGCGCGCGAAACCAACGCAGCTCAGCAACAGGTGCTTGCCGGAAAGGACGAAAAAATCAACGAACTGGCCACAAAACTGGAGAAGAAATCGCGCCTGCAACCTCCGCCGCCAGACGAAGAACTGAAAAAATTGCGGGCGGAAGTGACGGCATTAGCGGTTGAGGCCGAATCGGCTATCGCCGTCCGGCTGTCCAGTGTTTTTGAGACCCTGTGTGAATACTGCACCAAAAACATGATCGATACCCCCAGAGATTTCATGGCCGGTCTGGTCTGCCAGATTGAACGCAGTGTTCATGCATTACGTGAGACGTTTGACCTTGAGGCCGCTCCATCGGGTAACGATGCCCCCGCCTGGCTGACCGAACCGGAACCTGAAATCAACCGACCGGAGGATATGCAGTAATGAATACGAATAACACACAAAATACCCTGATGGACAGCCCGGAGGCACTGGGGCACGCACTGTGTAATCTGCTGCCGGAGATGGTGCAGGGTTTCCGCGTGGTGACCCCTTCCGGTGAAATCTGCGTACCCGCACAGGAGACGCACCCGTTTGTACTGACGATGGAGGTGATGCTGATGCAGCAGATAAGACGTCTGCAGAATCAGTCAGCATTACGCCCGGTAGTTGCACCGCAACCGGTAAATACCGTGGTGAAAACCTGCGATGGCGAAACACTGTGCGACCTCGCCAGAAAAATTGCCGCCAGAATCGGATAACAGGGAAGACAAGCTATGACCCCGGCACTGACTGAAAAACTGGTTGAAACAGCCCGCGCGGCACGTGACGCGGGGCATGGTAAACGCGGTGCAATATACGACGCTGCCTGTGCTGAACTTGGCATGTCCCGCGCCACTCTGCTGCGCAGGCTGAAGGAGGTATCTGTGACTGATAAACGCAAAAAACGCGCCGATGCCGGGCGCAGCGCCCTGACCCGCGACGAAGCCGCGCTGATATCTGCCACACTGCGTGAGGCCACCCGCAAGAACGGTAAGCGTCTCTATTCCATCGCAGATGCAGTGGAAACCCTGCGGGCTAACGGCTTTATCACCGCAGGCAGAACAGATGAAACCACCGGTGAGTTTTTCCCGTTGTCTGAAGATGCCATCAGCCGTGCTCTGCGTAACTATGGCCTGCACCCGGAACAACTGGATGCCCCTGCACCACATACCGAAGTGGCCAGTCTGCATCCCAATCATGTCTGGCAGATTGACGCCTCACTCTGCACGCTTTACTACCTGAGCAATGGACATAAAGGGCTGCAGGTGATGGACAGCGCGAAGTTCTACAAGAACAAGCCCGCTAACCTTGCCCGTATCGCCAGTGACCGCGTGTGGAGTTACGAGATTACCGACCATGCCAGCGGCTGGATTTACGTTGAGTATGTGACGGGCGCGGAATCAGGTGAGAACCTGTGTTCTGTGCTTATCAACGCCATGCAGGAGCGTGGCGGCGCAGACGTGCTGCACGGCGTGCCGAAAATACTCTATCTCGACCCCGGCTCGGCAAACACCGCGGGTATGACGAAAAACATGTGCCGCTCACTGGGCATCGACCTGATAGCGCACAAGCCGCATAACGCCCGCGCCACCGGACAGGTGGAAAAGGCGCGTGACATTATCGAACGCAAGCTGGAGCCGGGTCTGAAGTTCCGGCCGGTTCACAGTCTGGAAGAACTCAACGCGCTGGCCGCGAAATGGCGCAGCCACTTTAACGCCACGGCTGTTCACAGCCGCCACGGTAAAACCCGCACGGATATCTGGCTGAAGATTACTGCTGAGCAGCTGAAAAAAGCGCCTTCCGTTAAGGTATGTCGTGAACTGGCTGTGGCGGCACCAGAACTCCGCAAAGTCACGCCAAAACTTCGTGTCTCGTTCCGGGGCACTGAATTTGACGTATCAACGGTACCGGGCGTACTGGTTGGTGAAAAACTGATGATTACCCGTAACCCATGGCGCAGCGATGTGGCACAGGTGGTTCTGACTGGTGAGGACGGCCACGAGACGTTCTTCCTGGTCGAAGAGGTCAGAAAGAACGAGTTTGGCTTTGCTGAAGGCGCGGCGGTATTTGGCGAAAGTTACAAAGCCCTGCCGGAAACCCCGGCACAGATGGCGGCAAAAGAAACCGAAGCGCTGGTTACCGGTACAGACAACGCCGCAGATGCAGCCGCCGCACGCAAGGCGAAGGCGCTGCCGTTCGGCGGGCGGCTTGACCCGTATAAACATATCGACGACACCACACTTCCGGCCTATATGCCGAAGCGTGGTCAGGCCTCTGACGTACGCGGGCCGCGCACTGAACAACGTCCCATGACTCATGTGGAGGCCGCGAAAGCCCTGCGCGATAAGTTCAGCACCGACGGCCTTACCTGGACGCCGGAACATTACCGCCAGTTAACGGCACAGTACCCGGACGGCGTACCGGAAGCCGCACTGGATGAAGTCATGGCCACGCTGACCACACCGGCCCGCAGCAGTGTTATCAGCATTGTTAACGGCAACTGAGGAGGGAAACATGCTGGTACTGAAGCAGCAACTGAAAGAGGCCCGTATTCCACAGGCGGTGGTGGCGAGAGCTGTCGATGTTTCTGAGGCCACGCTGGCCCAGATTGTGAATCATAACGCGTGGCCCCGCACCAGCCCCGGAGAAGTGCGCCGGCGTCTTGCGTCCTGGCTGGAAAGTCAGGGGATTGATACAACGAAGAGTTTTGATGCTGTACAGGGCGCGGCCACGCCCCGTACAGCGGGTACCACAGATAAAACGAGCCTCAGTGAGGAAGAGAATATGTTACTCAAAAAACAGGTGTTATTTCCAGCAACCAAAAAAGCGTTTGGTCTTTTCCGTGACCCGTTCGCCGACGAAGCCATGCAGGGTTCTGATGATGTGTTCACCACCCCGGATATTCGCTACGTGCGTGAGGCGTTGTACCAGACAGCCCGTCATGGTGGGTTTATGGCCGTCATCGGTGAGTCCGGTGCGGGTAAATCCACGCTGCGCCGCGACCTGACTGAACGTATCAACCGCGAGAATGCGCCGGTAATTGTTATCGAGCCATACATCATCGCTATGGAAGACAACGATGTGAAAGGGAAAACCCTGAAGGCAGCAGCGATTGCCGAAGCCATTATCAGTACCATCGCACCACTGGAAAGCATCAGACGCAGTCAGGACGCCCGCTTTCGCCAGTTGCATCGCGTCCTGAAAGACAGCAGCCAGGCGGGGTTCAGCCACGTTCTGGTGATTGAGGAGGCCCACAGTCTGCCCATTCCGACACTGAAACACCTCAAACGCTTTTTTGAGCTGGAGTCCGGTTTCAAAAAACTGCTGTCCATCGTGCTGATTGGCCAGCCGGAACTGGCGACAAAACTGTCTGAACGCAATATGGAAGTCCGTGAAGTCGTTCAGCGCTGTGAGGTGGTCGAACTTCTGCCTCTGGACAATAACCTTGAAGAGTTTCTGACGTTCAAACTGCAACGGGCCGGTAAACAACTGACGGACATTATGGACGCCAGCGCAGTGGATGCCATACGTGCCCGCCTGAGCAATCCGGGAAGTCATCGTAAAAATATGGTCAGCCTGCTGTATCCGCTGGCCGTCAGTAACCTGGTAATAGCCGCCATGAATCTGGCCGCTGAAATCGGGGTTCCACAGGTCAACGCTGACGTTGTCAAAGGGGTTTAATAATGAAATCCACCACAGGTATCAACCAGCAAATCAGCAAAGTGCAGTCAGCCATTATGGCGCTTAAGGCGACGAACACGGATGTACAAAGCATCACCATCAGGGGTAACAAACCTGTCATCCGCGTTTCCCGGAGTGCGCATTGCATGCGCATGCTTGAGCAGGGAAAGGCCTGTTATCTGTATACCGGTCATGACCACAGGGGACATTTCCGTCAGGGCGTTTTCGAACTGCACGGCTGTCGCGTCGTGTGGCCGGAATCTTTGTGGTAATCAGCACAACAGGAGGAGTCATAAAATATGGCAAAAAGTACAAAAGGGGCAAAACGTATCAAAGCCGCAGCAGCACTCTGGGTGCCGGGGACACGCGAAGAGGTCATTGAGGGAATCAGACTGCTTGGTGACGCGCAACGTGAACTGGTCAGGGCTGAAACAGAAATGAATGACACCATTGGCGACATCACTGCACGTTATGCCCCGCTCACCGAGAGCCTGAAAAAACGCATGGCCGAACTGCAGTCCGGTATCCAGACATGGTGTGAGGCGCACCGTGATGAACTGACCGGCAACGGGAAGGTGAAGTTCGCTAACCTCACCACCGGCGAGGTGCAGTGGCGAAACCGTCCGCCGTCAGTCAGCATTCGCGGGGCGGATAATGTCATTGAACTGCTGAGACGTCTGGGGCTTGAGCGCTTTATTCGTGTAAAGGAGGAAATAAATAAAGATGCCATTCTGAATGAAAAAGAGGCTGTGAAAAATATTCCCGGTATTACCATAAAAAGTGATATTGAGGATTTTTCAATAATTCCTTTTGAGCAGGATGTGCAGTAAACACACCACGTTAATTATTTAATAAAAACATTTTCTTTTTTATTCCGGCGTCAGCGCCGCGGGCTTCTGCACGCCGGAAACAGAGGAGAATTAAATTATGATATTTAAATGTATTCAGTGCGAGAGGGATATAACAGCCCTGCGTTTTCACAGCGCCATCGCCGTGATGTCCGGTAAGTATCACATACCTGCAGTACGTGTCACCCTGGTCTGCCCGTACTGCAGCCAGCATTTTTCGGCGGACGTGCCCGTCATGGAATTCTCCCGCCCTGACAGGGAGGACGCGCAATGATTACCCCACAGGAAGCACGACAGCGCACCCGAACTCTTGTTGAACACTATGTCAACGAGTGTGAATGCCGCGACCTCACCGATGTGAAGCACGTCCTGACGGCGCTAATCAGCATGGTCACACAGGCCATTGTGGCGACCAACGGAAAGGAGGCTGCCCTGCAGGTACTGATGAACACACTCACCCACACGGCAGAGCATGAGGTGCCGTACCGGATGGAAACCACTGCAGAAGGCGGCCTGCACATCACCGTCAGCCGGAAGCACTGAGGGCGCGGCATGACACGAAACACCGAACTCACCCGCACCGCCCTCTACCGTCTGGCCCTGCAGCGTTTCGGGCCGGACGCACAGGCCCTGAAACTGGCAGAAGAGGCCGCTGAACTGGCGGCCAGTGCCGCCCGCAACCTGAACGGACAGGGCAGCGAAAGTGACCTCGCGGCAGAGCTGGCAGACGTGGAAATCATGACAGAGCAACTGCGCCTTCAGGGGATGGACCGGCTGATTGACTTCCACAAACAGAAAAAACTGGAACGTCTGGCTGCACGACTGGGCGTGATTTACACGAACGAGTAACCGGGAGGCATTCAATGGCTGACATACTCAGGGAAATCACCGCATGGACACTGATTCTTACTGGCCTGGCGACATGCCTCAGTGCGGGGGCAGCCCTGGCTGCCCTGCTGATGCACATAACAACACAGTGGTTATGGGAAAAGCTTAAAGCAGCATACAGCCTGAAAGAGCTGTCCGACGCTGTCCGGGCATGGAAACGGCAGAAAAATACCGGAGATACAGAACAATGACAGACCAGAATAAACACATTGAGAAACTGAAAAAGTTGCTGGCGCTGGCCGCATCCGGCAACCCGCACGAGGCCGCTCTGGCACTGCGCCGAGCCCGTAAACTGATGGATGTTCACGGCATCACACATTCCGACATTGCTATGAGTGATATTGATGAAACCATCAGTCACTACTGGCCGACAGGCAGTCTCCGTCCACCGCGCTACATGCTGGGCCTGATGAACATCATCCGCGAGGTATTTGGTGTTAACTCCATCATTCACCCCGGCACGCATCCGTCTGTGGGGTTCTACGGCAACCGGGAACGTGCGGCACTGGCTGCATACACCTGGGAAGTGCTGGCCCGTCAGCTGAAAAAGGCGCGTCAGCAGTATATCAGTGCACAGAACAAAAGAATAAAAACCGCCACCCGCACCAGCCGTGGAGACCAGTTTGCCGAAGGCTGGGTGCTGGCCGTTATCAGTGAAATACAGTCCTTTGCCCTGACCGATGATGAGCGTGAACTGATGCAGCAGTGGCTGGAACATAAATACCCGCAGACGCAAACCACCAGGGCGCGTAAACCGGGAAGAAGCCGCAATGGCGACGCCTCGCGCTATGCGGGGTTTCGTGAAGGGCAGAACGTCAGACTGCACCGCCCGGTCAGTGGGCAGGAACAACAGAAACTGGAGGCCAGATGATTACGCTATCAGGTAAAAGCCGGAAATTAAAAGCCTGCCGAATATCTGCCAGATACCTTTTTGCCCGCGCCTTTTTTAAGAACGTCAGGCCGGGGATCACAATTGGTGTTATTGCCGGACGCGAACAGGTTGAAAAATACATGTCAGGTGCATGGTGGAATAACGACCCTGTCATTGCTGCCCGTAATATTCATATCGAATGGGGAGGTATTCAGAATGACTACTGAAACCATTGTCTGTTTTCTTTTCTGGTATATGTACGCAGGATCATGCAGCGCAAGACTTCATCGTTCCCTGGGCTATGGCAGGCACTACGACACCGCGCATTACATCCTGTACATGACCGCCGTCATGTTGTTCTGGCCAGTCACCCTGCCAGCTGCAACCGACATTGTTGCCGACAGACTGAAAAAAAGGAGATGATATGCAGAAAAAACGCCTGATACAGCTTATCCATATTGCCCGTAATGAACTGGGTATGGATGAAGACACCTACCGCCAGATGTTACAGGGGCTGACCGGTAAAGCCTCAACCAAAGGAATGGATACCACACAACTAAACTGCGTGCTGGAATCCATGAAAAAGAAAGGCTTTCGCGTTAAACCAGCCAGAAAAGCCAGCTCCGGTTTACCGCTGGATAACCATCCGCAGTCCAGGAAAATTCGTGCGCTATGGCTTGAAATGGCTGCTGCCGGCATTGTTCGTGACCGTTCAGAAAATGCATTAGCGAGGTGGATCAAGCGGGAAACGGGCATCAGCGCCCTGCGCTGGCTCAGTACTGAACAGGCAAGCAGTGTTATTGAGAAACTGAAGAAGTGGCAGCGCAGAGCTGCGGGAGTCAAACATGAGCGACCTGAATCAGTTTCGAAGTAAGGGGCCGGAACTCCTGGTGGAACTGGCACAGCATACCTCTGAGACCGTTCGCGAGATTATTGATATTGAGCCCGAAGTTGCCGACCAGATTGGTCAGGCCGTCGCGAACCGAATGATGCAGGTCTGGGGCGGGCAAAACGTTTATTTCCCGATGGGCATGGTATGGAAGGTCAGTCAGCGCGACCGGGAAATCTTCAGGGAGTTTAACGGACGCAACCACCACGAACTGGCCCGCAAATTTGGTGTTTCGCTTCAGTGGGTCTACAGCGTGGTTAAGCGGGTAAGAAAAGAAGAACTGGATCGGATGCAGGGCAAGCTATTTGCTGATGAACCCGATGCAGATACGGAGAAAAAAGAGTAATATCTGCAATCAGGCTGGCGCGAGTTCTGTTTTTTTTCGGGCCGGTCTGATTTTCACATACTGTAAGGTTATTGCATATTCCTCCTGGTCTCTTCCCATTTTGACCCAGTTCTTCCCATAAATATCTCACTTATTCCCTGTCATTTATCTCAAGTCTAATCATATAGGCTCCACGGTCAGCAATCGCAAAATGATGGCGGTCGCCGTCGCTGCGGGTTATGGTGACCTGCGGGATTTTTTTACCGCTGGCCGTCACCCCCTGCCCCGCTTTGAGAAACAACAGTTTTCCCATTTTTACCGACACCTCACCGCCGTTGCGTTCTGCAAGACGGGTCAGGAATTTCGCATCAGACTCCTGCGACTGGTCGATGTGCGGGATTTTAATTCCGGCCAGTGACGGAGCGACACTGGCTTCCAGCCTGTTACGGGAGGCTATCGCCTCAACAATCGCACCGAGCGTGGTGTCATGCCATGAGCCTTCACGGCGGGAATTGAGCGTCCCGCGGAAATCTGCACTCCGGGCGCGGATGGTGACCACATCCGGTGCGCCCCGGTGTTCAACCTCATCAACGGTAAATTTCCCTTTGCATACCAGGGCAAAACCTTTCCAGCCGATATACACCGTCAGGACAGCGCCACGAATCGGTAGTCCGACCTGCCCGTCGGCATCGTTCAGTTCAATATCAAGCTGGTCAGCCTCAAAGCCCCGGTTATCCGTCAGGGTCATGCTCATCAGACGGTCGCTGATATTGCCGGTAATATCCCTGCTGTCGAGCATCAGCATGTAATCCGGCGTCAGCGTACTGCCTGCATCAAATGTCAGTGCATCCAGCATTATCCCGCCCCCGTCATACCCGTGAATTTAGTCGCCATACTGCCAGCCTTACCGATGAGCGATTCCGCCTGTTTACCGATATCGCCATAAAGCGCGGCCAGTGATTCATCAACGCGGGTGAGCGACAGCGTAAAATCAATTTTCCGGGGTGTGCCATCTGCAAAGAAAATACTCCCTGTTTCACTCACCTTGCTGATGACATACATGCCGTAAATCATGCCGGTGCCATCCAGCAACGGCCACGCCCGCCCCTCCTCTGCCATCAGCCTGAGCGTGGTCATCGTCAGCTTGCCGCCGGTCAGTTCGGGATAAAGCACACCGGCAAGCGTGATGTTTTCCTCACCCACACCGAGAAACTGAAAAGCGTCCCGTTTACCGATACGGGAATTTGACGGCCAGCGATAATCTGATTCACGCTGCATGGTCTGGTGTGGCAGCGTCTGGCGCATAAAAACAAACATACCTAACGCGAGCATCATTTTTCGTCACCTCCTTAACCGTCATGCATCATGCTGGCACGGGCGCGCGCACGTTTATCCCGCTCGTATTTTTCGAGCGCATCCTGTAACTGGCGGTCGAGCTGTGTCCCCGGCGCAGTACCACCCGTCAGGCTGATGTGATATTCGTTTTTACTCTGGTCTACATAAGAGCGGCCAGCCGGTGCCGTGACCGGCTGATAAGCCTGATAACCTGCATAAGAGCTGGTCGCCGGAATATAACCACCGCTGCCATACGTGGCGGCTTGAGTTCTGGCGGCGGTCTGGTCAAGTGTGTCTGACTCTTTGTTGATAACACCGAGTTTTTCCAGTACCCAGTCAATACCACTGCGCAGTTTGTTGAACGCATTAAGCGGCAGCATCAGCGCGTCAGCCAGTGCCTGCCCAAACATGACGCCCGTGTCACGGCAACGGTTCAGGGTGTCCTGGGTGGCTTTGACCGGGGCAATCAGGTTTTTAAACCACTGCCACGCGGCCTGTAACTTTTCACCCAGCCAGTCAAACACCGGTTTAAGTGGCGTGAACAGTTCCCCCACCGGCGCAAATGCCGCTTTCAGCCCTTCCACCACACCGCCAAAGAATGCGCTGACAGGCTCCCAGTATTTACGGATAAGCAACGCCCCGGCGACAATTGCAGCCACCACGGCCACAACCGGCCAGCTAATCGCCCCGATGGCGGTTATAACAGCACTGCCAACCGTCGTGAAGATTGCCCCCATTGCGCCTGCTGCCGCGATGATGGCATTGATGCCGGTGATAACCGGCCAGGCTACGAGGCCAATGGCACCGATGACACCAATCAGTGCCAGTGCACCACCGACAATGATGCCGATGGTTGACGCCAGTGATTTGTTTTTCTGGATCCAGCCGTCGAGTTTTAACACATACTTTGTGGCCGTCTGCGTGAGATTACGCAGTGCGCCTTCCTGCTGGTCAAACAGGTCAGTCCCCACCGCCTCATAAGCGGACTGAAACTCCTTAAAGTCACCGCCGAGGTTGTCCTGCATGATATTTACCAGCTCTGCGGTCTTCCCGTCTGAGGCTTTAAACGCAGCGGTCAGTTTGTCCAGCTTTCCGGTTGAGGCGGCAGTCATCAGCACAGCGGCGGCTGAGCTGGCCTCCTCCCCGAAAATGGTTTTCATGTATTCAGCCTGCTGGGCAGTACCGAGCCGGTTTTTCTCAAAACTGGCCTGCATTTCTTTCAGAATGGTAAATATTGGCCGGGTGTTTCCCTTGCTGTCTGAGGTTTTCACTCCAAGCTCTTTGAGTGCATCCCATGCTTTTCCCGTCGGTGCCTGCAGGCGGCTTAACACGGCACGGCTTCCCGTCCCCGCCATTGAGCCTGTGATTTTTGCATCATGCAGCGCCCCGACCATTGCGGCAGTTTCTTCAATGCTGACACCGGCATTTTTTGCCACAGGTGCGGCATAGGTCAGCGCATCGCTCATGCCGTCAAAATCGGCGGCGGTTTTGTTCATCGTCATGGAGAGAACATCCCCGATATGAGCGACCTTATCGTTTGAAAGCTGAAAGGCGGATTTCATCCCCATCAGCAGGGCGGCGTTTTCTTCCATCGTGCGGCGGTTCGCCAGCGCCATATTCAGCGTGACCGGCGTTGCCGCCTGAATGGCATCAACATCCCCACCCGCTTTCGCGATGATTATCTGTGCACCGGCCGCATCATCCGCCGAGGCGGCGGTATTGTCGCCGAGCTGGCGCGCCTGTTTGCGTAGTGCGGTCATTTCGGCGGAGTCTTTTGCCACTCCGAGCACGGCCTGCAATTCTGAGTTTTTCTGCGCAAACTCATAACCGGGCATCAGCAACTTAACTCCGGTCATCGTTCCCGCCGCCGCAATCCCCACACCGGCAGCGCCTACTGAGGCCATATTTCCGGCCAGTTCCTTTCCGGCCTGATAACGCTGTTTGACTGCGTTAAGTTTTGCCTGTTGCGCACTGACACGCGCCAGCGCGTCGCGCTGACGGTTAAGCTGTGCGGTGGTTTCACTGATACGGTTTTTCAGTCCCTGCTCATCATGTGCAAGATTGCGGGTATTAATTCCCACAGCGGCCAGTTCCCGCTGCTGGCGTTTAACGGAATCTGTCAGGCGGTTATATTTCGCCTGTAAGTCCTCCGCCGCACGCTTTGCGGATTCCAGCACTTTCGCCTGACCACGGGTCGGACGTTCGGTGTTTTTAAACTGTGTGGCAAGGGCTTCGGCCTCCTGCCGTGCCTTTTCAAGTGCATGACCAGTCACGGCGAGCTGTGCACTGGTCTTGCGGAATCCCTCAATACGGGATGCCTGACCGTTCAGCTCGCGCAGTGATTTTTGTGTTTCCCGGATATCCCCCGACAGCGATTTGCTCGCTGTGCGGATGGATTTAAACGGACGGGATGCCTGGTCAACAGCCCTGAGCAATACCTGTAATTTTACATTGTTACTCATTCGTGTTTCCGCTTCGCCGGAGCGCCTTTTCGTGCCATGTGATGAGTTCGGTCAGGCTCATGGGATACAGTTCTGATGGCGGCCAGTGAAATATCACTGCCACATCCGCCATCAGGTCATCGACCGAGAGATTTTTCGGAAACGTCACTGCACCGAGTTCGGCGACAAAAAACCGACCACCTTACCGGCCAGCGCCACAAGGTCAGGCAGTTCCAGCGCGGCGACTTCCTGCTCGGTCAGCATCGGTGCCGTCATGCGCGGCAGCACTTTAATCAGTGCATCGACTTCGGAGTTCGCGACTGCAGCCAGACTGACACCGCGCAGCGTCCCGGCATTGGGTTTCATCAGCGTGACCTGTTCGATAACCTGCTCACCACGTTTGACCGGATTGTCCAGGGTAATGACGTTTTCTTTGTTCATGGTTTTCTCACTTCTGAATCGGGGTTAACCGGTCAGCCAGGCTGACCGGATGAAAATCACAGGCCGATATTGCGGCGGTGTTGCTCCAGCCGGTCGACGCCGTTCACCTTCTCAATCATGTTGATGGTGTCGATTTCGACCAGCTCCTTACCGTCTATCGTCAGCCGGAAATAGGTGCAGACCACGGAGATTTTCGACTCGGTGTCTTCTCCCTGTTTACCCTCGCCGGTGTCGATTTCTTTCTGACGTCCACGCATGACCACTTCAACGGCCACCGTTTCGCCGGTATCGTCACGCTGGTAAGAGCCTGCAAAACGAATCGGCACAGCATCCACACCGGTTGCGGCGTAAAGCTCCCAGATAACCGAATCCGGGAAACCACCGAGCGACCACTCCATTGACAGCGCATCGTCATCAAGGCCGAGGTCTACCGGTGCGCTGCCGTTCATCCCCGCACCGCGATAGTTTTCGAGCTTACGGGTCAGTTTTGGCAGCGTGACGGACTTCGCGACGCCCTGATAGCTGTAGCCGTTCAGAAAGACGTTCATTAACTTGAGTTTGCGCGGCATTGCCATCGGTCAGGCTCCTTAATTGCTGTTAACCGAGGTGACCAGATTTGCCAGGTATTTATCAGTAATACGCTGGCGCAGGGTCAGGTTTTCAAGAGGAGGCACCGGTGTATAGTCGTAGTCGATATACAGTTTTCCGGCCTTGAGGGTTTCCGCATCGTTGGATTCTTCGCTGAACCAGCAGGTCGCATCCACGATATAGCCGTTTGTTTTCAGCTCACGGAATTTGGCATTGATGCCGTCAACGATGTCGCGAATCAGCGTTGCGGTGATGGGCTTGTCCACCGCCCACATGTGCGCCTCAGCCATCGTGTCGGCCAGCACCTGCGCGGTGCGGGTGTAGTTTTCAAAGAGGAACAGCGGGTCATCAGAGCAGGTACGGTTACCCCAGAATCGGAAACCGTCGCGGCGAATCAGCGTAGTGACACCTGACTCGTTAAGCAGGTCAGCATCGGTGCCGGACTCCTGCAAATCCCAGAATACAGATGCGCTGATGCCGGTAACACCGTTTACCCCGACGTTGGACAGCGTTTTATGCCAGCCCTGCTCCTGGTCGATTTTAGCGCGCAGACCCAGCGCACGGGCGGTGGCATACGCGGTGGCGGTGGTACTGGTGACCGTATCCCATGCGAGGAAATCCGGCCAGATGACCATCAGCTCACGCTGGCTGAAATTCTGGCGGTAGGCTTTCACCTCGGAAATGGTCTTACAGCCCCATGCGCTGATATATCCGAAAGCACGCAGCTTCTGACAGACTGATGCCAGTGCAACAGCCACCTCTTTGGTATCCAGTCCCGGCACGCCGAGAATACGCGGTTTAACACCGGTTACCGACTCCGCCGCCAGCAGGGCTTTCAGTCCGGTGTACTGACCGTTTTCGTCGGTGGTGCCGATGATATTGGAAACGGTCTGCGCGAGTTTCGTTTCCTCGTCGTCGCCGGTGCCGTCTTCCACACGTACGACAACGGTGACCGGTTTTGACTGGTCGGCGATGGCCTGCAACGATGCCGCCAGCGTGCCTTTTTTACCGGCCTTTGCAATTGCACTCTGCACATTGGTAATCAGCACCGGTTTATTGAGGGGGAAGGTTTCCGCATCCGCATCGCTGGCCGTGCAGACCATGCCGACAATGGCAGTGGATACGGTGGAAATGACGCGGGTGCCGTCGTTAATCTCCAGCACCTGCACGCCGTGATGATAGTCACTCATCCGTTTAACTCCGTGGTTAATGGGTGAGTGGTATTTTCAGTTGTGCCGGAGATGTCAGGCTATTTGTCCCGGTTGGCTAAGGGATGACACAATTTATTCTTTGTCGCTGATGAGGGAAATTTTTTATAGAGCGTGGACAGGCCAATATCAAAAATCAGTGCCACGCGTTGACGTGACTCCCCTGCAGCCAGCAAACGCCCGGCCTGCTCCCACTCACTCGCGGTGAGTTTCGGTCGTCTGCCACCAATACGACCTTTGGCTCTGGCCGCTTCCAGTCCGGCGCGTGTCCGCTCGACAATGAGTTCTCGCTCCATTTCAGCCAGGGCACCCATCACATGAAAGAAAAAACGCCCCATCGGTGTGCTGGTATCAATAGCATCCGTCAGGCTGCGAAAATTAACGCCGCGTTCGCGCAGTTCCTCAACCAGAATGACCAGATGCCGCATACTACGCCCCAGCCGGTCCAGCTTCCAGACCACCAGTGTATCCCCCTCCGATAATGTCCTGAGCAGTTTTTTCAGTCCCGGTCGGTCGGACTTCGTGCCGCTGATTTTATCCTCAAAAATCAGCTCACATCCTGCGCACTCCAGCGCGTTACGCTGCAATTCCGTATTCTGGTCATTTGTTGACACGCGTACATAGCCAATAAGCATGAGCATCCCCCTGAATAAAAACCGGAGATGATGCCAGTTAGCCGTAATCTCTGCATTTTCTTAAACGTTGGTTTGGGAGAAGGTGCTCCAGCTATTGGCGTTCCGTTCTTCTGGCCGTCCGCAGCAATGCCAGATACCGTAATCGATAGCTGGTCCAGCATGGTGTTTTTGAAGTTCAACGGCGCGAAATTCTCTGCCACTGATTACCCTGTGCTGGCGAAAGTGTTTCCGGCGCTGGCATTACCTGACGCACGCGGTGATTTCATTCGTATCTGGGATGACGGGCGCGGGATTGATGTCGGACGTACCCTACTTTCAGGGCAATCACACACAATTATGGATCATGCGCACAATATGGAATTGTGGACGGGGGACGGGCTTGCCGCAGGAAGTGCACGGGAAGGAGTAAACCCAGGAATACTGGCTACATATGGTGACGGGGGAATAGTTAAAACGGACGAACCCGGTCTTAGGGTGCCTTCCTCACTACGAGCTCTTAGCTCTCGTAGTGTTAAACGTTATGGTGAAATTAGTGGAAATGTAGGTACAGAAACCCGTCCACGAAATATTGCATTTAACTTTCTGGTGAGGGCTAAATAATGAAACCTGTTTTTGATGAAAATGGGCTGGCTACAGTACCGGGTAATATGCGTTGTTTTTATTATGATGCTGAAACATCTGAGTATACGGGCTGGTCTGATGAATATATTAATACTGGTGTAAGTATGCCCGACTGTTCCACTGGTATTGACCCTGGCGAATACATTCCGGGGAAAGTGGCAGTATTTACGGGTAAGGGATGGAGCCATGAAGAAGACCACCGCAATGAGACTGTTTACTCAATCGAAAATGGCGCAGCTGTTACAGTGGATTATATCGGTGCCATCAAAGACGGTTATGTCACGCTTTCACCGTTAACGCCATACGATAAATGGGATGGTGAGAAATGGGTGACGGATACCGAGGCACAGCATAGCGCCGCACTAGACGCGGCAGAAGTAAAGCGCCAGTCGCTGATTGATGCTGCAATGGCTTCCATCAGTCTGATTCAACTGAAATTACAGGCCGGGCGGAAGCTGACGCAGCCAGAAAACACCCGACTTAACGCTGTGCTGGATTATATTGACGCGGTGACGGCAACAGATACCAGCACCGCACCGGATGTCATCTGGCCTGAACTGCCGGAGGCGTAGGCCATTCAATATCTGGCGCACCGGAAGTATCGACCAGTTCCAGTGCGTCCAGATAATCCAGCCACAAATTATATTGCACCAGTTCCTCACCTTTCAGGCGACCAATCGCCGCTTTACCAGGCCATTGCTTACTGTTTATGTATTCGTTGACCTGATTAATCAATTGCTGCTTTTTCAGTTCGGCTGCGGCAATTTGTTCCTCATGAGTTGGCGGTGGAATATCAATCCATGCAGGCATTCCGTCGATGACACCTCTGTATTTTCCTTCTGGTGCTTCCTTCATAAATTCGGCAGCAACAGTGTCGTCAATTTCGATTCCATCATCGGGCCATTCGCCGGATTCCTGATAAGCGATTTTAAGCTCCACAGGGAAAAACGCATTTTTATCGGCACTGAAAATATATTTCTGCATTTCTACCGTCCTATCGAAATATAACTGAATCTGTATTGCTGTGAGATATCACTGGTTGCCACACGCCACGCTGAATTACTGATATGTTCAAAATTTACAGACAAAACCTGCGGGGCAGGAATCGACGGGTCTGACTGAACGGCATCAGACATAACACTGACTGAAACCATCGGCTGATTAGGGAATGGTATAGGGAAGTGTCCACTGATAAAGCGGGTCGTGTTTCCTGCAAAAGTGCCAAACTGAACAATATATCCACCTGGTAGCCTGAACCATCCCGAACCAGAAGCGAATGCTCCCATATCCGGTATCTGATTATCTCCTGTGCCCACATTCCGTTTTGCCGCTTCTCCCAAACCAAGGTATGCGAGAAGACCGGCAACATCCTTTCCACTCAAATGAGTCAGCGTATTGTCCAGCGGTTGTTTACCTGCCAGCGCATTGTTAATGGTAGTGCTGAATTTCGGGTCATTGTTAATGGCCGCGGCAATTTCTTTCAGTGTGTCCAGCGTGGCTGGCGCGCCGTTAATCAGAGCGGTAATAGCAGCCTGAACAAACTCAGTGGTCGCAATCCGCGTGGTGTTATTTCCTGCGGCAGGCGTCGGCGCTTTTGGTTCTCCGGTAAATGTCGGATTATGTTTCTGTGCATACTGGGTATGAGGATCCTGTGCGGCAATGTGGTTTCTCATCTGGTCATCCACATACAGCTTTAATTCCAGGACTTTATCATCCACGTATTTACGGGTCGCCAGTACCACCGACGGGTCGATTTTCAGCGTGATGGCTTCGGTATTCGTGACAACCAGAATCATGCGGATAGTCTGGGTACGACCACTGCCTTCCTGCAACTGCGGTTTGTACGTTTCCGGGCAGTTCGCCACCGCAATGAGTACGCCTTCATCATCATAAAGCCCAATCTCACGGATCCAGAATCCGCCCTCGTTCTCAGGGATGATTTGCTCCGCAATAATCTGGCTCTGGTTGTTCGGGTCAACACTCAGAAGATTCAGCGGCGCGATGCGTTTCTGGTTAATCAGTTTTGTCTGTGCCGGGTCTGGTGTCGGCAAGACACCATTCGCATCACCAACGGCCATTTGCGTCAGATTCAGCTTACTGCCGAGCATCGTCGCGTTAGCCAGCCGTGCTGCGCCCTGATTAGTCAGAATGGCGTAGTATTTCACTGTCATGCGTTTACTCTCAGGTTATCAATTAAATGAATGGCCGAGGCCGGGAAATAATCCCCTCCGACAATAATGGCCTCCGGGGTGTAGGGATAAACCGTCAGGGCGTCGCCGTGATAGCATCCCGCACCGGCAAAAATGTTGCCGTTTGTACTTAAACTGATAGCCAGTCCCGTCAGATGGCGGCTTGCCGGTTTTGCATCAGCAACGAGGCGCTCCAGCTCCTGATACATTTCTTCGGTAATACCCTGCTCAAGCACGCCAACAACGATACGGAACGTCCCCGGCTCCTCGTTGAGCTGCCACCACTCCCTTACCTCAATCAGATAGCCGAGCGGCTCCACCACACGCCGGATTGCGCCTATAGTGCCCTTATGGCAGTGAATGAAATACGCATCGCGGATAACAGCGCGTTTTGTCGCTTCCGGCCACTTATCATCCCAGCGGTCAACCGAAAATGACCACGCCAGCCACGGCAGCAGATTTGCCGGGCAGGTGTCCGGGTTCCACAGTTCACGAATACTGACCGGTGTTTTTTCAATTTCCGCACAGGCTTTTGCGGCGGCAACTTCAAGCGGTGATGAGCCGGTCGGCAGCAGTCGCGAATCACTCATCCGAGCCTCCGGTCACGACGCGGTATTCGGTACAGAAAGACGCCTGCGTACTGTTGAGCACGATGTCGGCCAGTGGTGCTGCCAGCTCGACACGCTGCACGCCTTCCACATGCAAAGCGGCATAAATGGCAGACAGACGGATGTCGCGCCCCAGCCGGTGCTGTGCCGTGATGTACGCTTCCAGCTTTTTCACGGCGGCGGCGCGAATGGGTTCGCTTTCGGGACCAGGGTAAAGATACAGCGTGGCGTTTATCTGGTATTCAACGATGGCGGCAGACTGCACGGTCACGCGGTCGGCCACCGGCCTGACGTCCTCGCCATTAAGGGCGTTACGCACCACGGCCAGCAGGTCTTCGGATGCGACGCCGTTATTTTCACGTGACAGCACGGAGATGGTGACGCAGGCCGGAGACGGACTGGTGACAGAGATATCCGCGACACGCCCGTCAGCACTGCGACCATGATACTGATAGGCCCCCACCGACCCGGCGACGCTTAAGCCCTCAAACGCCTGCTGAATACGCAGACGATAATCGGTGTCAGACTCCATCACTGCCGGTGTCGGCGGGATAGTCGAATCATCTGCCGGGGTGATAATCAGGCGCGTGGTGTTGTAATTGGCACCAATCACATCAAGGTCATTACCGGCGGCACAAGCCAGCATCACCGCCCGTGCGGCCTCATTCACACGCTGACGCCAGATAAGCTCACGATAAGCATTTTCCTCCAGCAGTTTGACGAGAGGCTCAGATTCCAGCGTCAGGGTACGGGCGACCGCCTCCTGCTGGTCTTCCGGGTAAAGGGAAATCAGTGTCGCCTTGCGTTCGGCAAGAATGGTTTCAAAGTCCAGCTCCTCGACCACATCCGGTGCGGGTAGCTGGTTCAGGTCGATAATCGGCATGGTTTCAACTCACAGGGATGATTAACGAAAGTAGCTGGCCGGTGTCGTTGTGCTGACCGGTTAACGTGACCGTCATTCGCCCGTCAAAACTGCGCGCCGTGGTGACGGATGACAGGGTGACGCGGGGTTCCCATTTCAGCACTGCCATGTAACAGGCGACCTTAATCTGCAACTCAAGCGCCGGAGTCTGCGGCTGGTCAATCATTGACGCCAGCAACGAGCCGTAATCACGACGCATCACCCGTGAGCCGACCGGTGTGCGCAGGATATCGCCGATACTCTGGCTGATATGCTCAAGGTCAGTGACCGTCAGGCCATCACTGCGATTCATTCCGAGATAACGCGCTGTCATAAAGGACTCCCGGTTGTGCCGCCGCTGTCGCCGGGGTGTTTGTGGGTATGCAGTACCTTACCGTTTGATGAGAGTTCACCGCCGGTGTGTTCAATGTTGCCGCGCATCGTCCCGCCCTTCTGCACTTCCAGCGTGCCGGTAGTCAGTTTGTTAGTGCAGACCACTTCCGGTGTGTCCAGGGTGACACGGGTTGACGCTTTCACCATGACCACCGGTACCGTGGCAGTAACAGAATCAGAAGCCGTCACGCTGGCCGTTTTAATTCCGCTTACCGTGAGTGCACTGGTTTCGGGTTCATACTCAATCACCGCCCCGTCAGGGAAACGGATATGCAGGGCATCCGCCGACGCAGACGGCGCGCGGTTATCGCCGGAATAAATCCCCGGCAGAACGAACGCCGTGTCGAGTTCACCGCCCACGGCCAGAATCAGCACCTGTTCCCCCACGGAAGGTGCCCACCATGTGCGCGAACGTCCGGCGCGATGGGTCAGCCACTGAAGCCAGTCGGTGCACATGCCGCCGGTCTGCACACGGCAGCGACCGGCGTTAAGGTCGGTTTCGACGATAATGCCGGTGCGGATCATGTTGCGCAGTGCGCGCGCGAGTTCCTGAATATTTGCGAGAGTGTTCATAACGGGAAGGATGCCGCCGGGTCATACCGGCGGCAATGTGACGATGAGGTGTCGGGAATGGCACAACTAACGGTCGAGGTGAGCCAGGATAATCTCTTCAATCATCTGCACATCCTCACAGGTAAAGCCGAGCAGAGGACGCGCCGGATAATCAATTTTCTTACCGTCTTTCCGGTTTTCTTCCGACAGACCGAACTGATGCACACTGGCGATTTTCGGCGACTTCCCGCCGTAAAATTCCATTGATGCCTGCTCCGGGCTGGCACGGATATGCAAAAAACGACTGGTGATAAGTTTCGCAAACATTTTTCGCTTAACACGACCGGTCTTTTTTCTGGCGCTCTGCTGCTGGCGTGGCGCGTAGGGTGTGCCGTCCGGGGCTTTCTGAGCCATCACCCGACGCTGCTGACTCTGCCGCAGACGTTTCGCCAGTTCGGCGCTCAGTCGCCGACGCCCTGACGGTGACAGCGATTCAATCAGTCCGGTCAGCCGGTCTTCAAAACGCTTAAACTCATTCATCCCACTTGCTCACCAGTTCGCCATTGATATAAAGCTCCACCGGGCGGGTGACCGGCTCCGGCGGCGTGGGTTCCGGGATATTCTTCACATGCAGTGCGCCGTCCACCTCACTGACCAGCGTGCGCTCGGTCAGCATCAGGCTGATGCTGATATCAAAGCTGCTGTCATTGTTGATGTCTGCATAAAACGTGAAGCCCTTTTTCTGGCCTGCGTCGGTGGTCATGATGTCGGGCTGATTTTCCCGCAGCCACGCCAGCACCGGCACGATGAGCAGGTCAAAATCACCGGTAAAGTCGGTCACAATCACATTGAGCGTGTAACGCTTTTCGAATGACAACGACGTCGCCAGCGTGGAGGCAATACTCCCGTTATCAACGAATATCCGCAGCATCTCGGGACTGGTTTTCAGCACCGTGACGGCATCAGTCAGCGCCCTGCGCAGGCTGTCGGGTTTGAGCATCGTTTTCGTCCTGACAGTGTTTAATCATTTTTACCTGGCTGGCACAGCGTGCCAGCGCGTTCTCAAGCTGCCGGATATCGGCACTTAAATCGCCGTTCGTCTCCGGGTCACTGCCCGGCATCGGGCAAAGACTCACTTTCGGGCAGGCGTTGTGGACAATCACTGGCGTCAGTGCAGGCCGGGCGCTGGTGCAACCGGCGCACAGCATCAGGCAGGTCAGCACCGTACCAGCGGCGAAAATCCTCGTTTTCATTAAGTAACCTCGTGATGGTTTTCTCGCGCTGTGCTTCACGTTTCGCGGCGTTCTCCAGTTCCTGACGCAGTGCCACCTGCGCCAGCTCGTTTTTGTCTGCCCTGGTGAGGGCAACATGAAGCTGATTTTTCAGCATGGTGATGGTCGTCTGCTGTTCACTGGCGACGTTATTCGCCCTGTCCAGCGAGGCGCGCAGGCTGGCATTTTTGTGTTTCACCAGAAACAGACCGGCCACCGCCAGTGATAACAACACAACCAGCACAGTCATCAGCTTTGACATGGTTCCCGCCCCTCAAAACGCTGACGGCAGGCCGTACGTATCAGCCGGAAAAACAGCGACGCCACAAGATAAATCAGCGCAGTAAAAATCCACCCGGCAGCGACCAGCGAGATAAACGTCACCACCATCACCACCAGAGCCGCCGCCCGTCTGCGCCACGGCACCGGCTGCAAAAACAGCGACGTGACAATCTTCACGGCCAGCGATTCCGGCGGCAGCTCCCGCCCGTAGCGTTCCAGTACATACTCCGTGGCATACACGCCGACACCACCGGCAACCACACAGATAACCGTCGCCAGAATCGCCCAGGTGGCGACAAAACTGACGGCCACGCTCTGCGGGTAAGTCAGGGACAGTGCCAGCATCAGCGTCAGCGACACGTTCAGCATCAGTGAAAGGGATAATTTCTTCATGGTGTTTACTCCGTTTAAGCCGGTACGCCGCCAGCGGTACGCCAGACGGTGACCAGTTTTTCCAGTGAATGCTCACGCTGACCGTAACCGGCACCCGGCAGGGACGCCCAGATATTGCGACAGCGTGAAATGGCGCGCTCAATGCGTCCCGCCCGGATGTCGTCCAGTGCACCGCGTTCGCGGATCAACTGAATGGCGAGCCTGTCCTGTGACAGCGGACTGAAATCCGGCAGGGCAAGCTGTTTGCGGTAGTGCGGCCAGAACAGGTAAAGCTGCTGATAGCGACCGGAGGCCGTGGATTTTTCACCGCGACGGTTAAACACCTTCGCCGGTCGGCCATGCGCGAACGGGTGGTCACTGTAGTCAGTGAAGATTTCCGGCTTTCCGTCCAGTCCGGTGACTATCACGTCATAGCCCCGGTTTTTCGTCAGCGGATGGTTCGCCGTCCCTTCGGACACGGCCAGCATGTCGAGAAAGGCCGCGATATTCTGGTGCGTGTTAATTACCGGCATTACTGTTTCCCCCTGCCCTTAAAACGGCGCTGAATGGCAATCTCAATCACCTGATAACCGGCGATACCCAGCATGGAGCCGATGCCGCACACCGCAGGCAGTGACAGGTCAGGAAACTGCACCAGAACAACACCGGCGACCATCGAGACAAAACCACCGAGCAACATGCGCCCGATAAACAGACGCGGGGTGATGGGTTCACCACCGGCAAGCACCTTGCCGACAACAATCAGCACCCCAATCATGAAAAGCGACAGGACGCTTTTTTCTTCTGCTGTCATGCGTTACTCCCACAGATTGACAGTTTCAGCCACGGGCGCGGTCTGAACGTCGGGCAGTTCGACGGCGGTGCCGTGTGGCAGCACCGCACCCAGTTCAGCCAGTCCCGGATTTGCGGCGAGCACGGTTTCAACCACGCCCTCAGTGCGCCCGTAATACCGGACACAAATGGCGTCGAGCGTGTCGCCCTGTAGCGCAAAGGTCTTCATCAGATTTGACTCACGATGCAGCGCGGCTTGTCCTGGATGCGCGCCACTGCCCAGCGCATATCCCGCCACAGTTCATCAATGGTGCTGTCAATGCTGTCGGCCTTCTTGTCGCCTTTCGCACTGGCATCCACGCCGCGATAACGCTCATAAAGCGATGCGGTCGCCATCGCACACACGGCGCGCTCGTAGTAAAAAACTTTGATGCTTTCACCGTCGATGTCGTCCGCCGGGACGTCAGCCAGACGCGTAAAACCGGCGGCAATTTTCTGTTCGCGGTACTCGTACAGCTCCGCATTCGTTTCAGCCATGCCTGACTTGATGGCCTCACGCAGACGGGCGGGGGCGACGGTCTGCTCAAGGCGCATACGTTCCCGGACGCGCTTCGGGTCGATATTGGGAAAAAAGAACGTGTTTTTAATCACCGGCTCGTCGCCTGCCGGTTGCGGGATGACCACCGTACCCTCACCGGATACGGGAGCCTCCTTTCGCGGAATAATCAGCGTCATCATGACTACCTCTGAAAAGTCGGGCGGTGGACGCCGGTGCAGTGTCAGATGATTCACCCTCACTGACCGGCGTGCCGCCCTGGCGCGGGGCGCATTCGGTTGTTAACTGGCTTTCTTTTTCGGGCGTCCACGTTTTGCCGGTGTCGCACTCCGGGTCTTACGCGGGGCGCGGGTGGCCGCTTTGGGCTGCGGCTCCGGCTTCGGTTTCAGCTCCCGCTCCAGTCGTTCAATCTCTTTTTTGACGCCTGCCTGACAGTCGAGCTGTGTCGCACGTTGCAGGTGAGCCAGCGCACCGGCGGCATCACCAGCGTCACGCAGAAACAGACCGGTGATTTTGTGCAGCTTTGCGCGCACTTCATCAGGCATGTCAGCCGTGGCGGTCAGTTCAAGGGTGTCCGTCAGCAGGCGGGTATCCACAGACTCACCGGCAGCGTGGGCACGCATGGCCGCGAGTGCCACCTCCTCGGTGAACATGTACGGCGGGGTACGGCGGTGTTTGCCCGGCATGGTCAGACCGTACTTCAGGGCATAACGGGCAATCTCCAGCGCACCGGCAATATCGCCGGTATCCAGACGCCACAGCATGACCGTCATCAGAATGTCATCCTGTGCACCTTTGCCCTGCTCCAGCACGCCGTTCACCCACGGCAACCAGAACGGCAGCAGTTCGCGCTTTTTCGCGGCCTTAAGCTCTTTTGAATAAATCGCTTTCAGTGTGCGCTGGTCTGCGGCCAGCTTGACCAGCATCTGCTCATAGACAGTTGCATGTCGCAGCGGGGCGGCTTCCCGCTGCGCGGTCATCGCTGCCGAGACCCGCATCATGTGGCGCTGTGCGGGACTCGTCATCGGTTACGCTCCCGGCTCTGCGGTCGCCTTAGCCGGTGTGGAGAAATCACCGACCTTGATTTTTTCCACCAGACAACCGGCGGCGTAGTCTTCCACCACATAATCAATGTTCATTGACTCGTAGTTCTCCACGCGGTCGAGTTTCGGGTTTTCCTCAATCACGCGGCGATGGCTGTCATCCATGTAGTAGATGGACAGGTTTTCCAGCTTCGTGATGAGCATCGCATCCGCCGGGAAGTACGGGACGCGTACCGCCGGCAGGTTACCGATGCGTTTCTGGCTGATGATGACGTCAGCGGCCAGCATTTCGCTGTTGTCCTGCTCCCTGTTGACGATGGGGAAATACTTGTCCGCCAGTAGCTGACGTCCCACAATCACCACAAGGTCATGGTCTTCCTGATACCACGGCTCAATCAGGTTATTGGTCGCATCCATCACCAGTGCGTCAAGGCTGGCATAATCACCGCCCTTGCCCACGCGGATGACCTCAGAGGTCGTGTGCCCTTCCTCGTCAGTGACCTTGCTCATCACGCGCGCCGGTGCTTCATTGCGGTATTTCTGCAGCCAGCCGACCGCCACATCCTGCAGCATCGGATTACTGCTGCGGTCAGAGGTTTCGGCACGCCTCACGCCGTTAAAACCGGCCATGATTAAATCAAGGGACTGGCGTTTGATAATGGCGTTACGGACACGGAGCTGGAAATCCTGATAACGCGCCCACAGGTCCAGCGTTTTGTAGCGGATATAAAAATCGAAGTTAATCTGGTCGCATTCGTACTTGTTTGACGCCAGCTTCGAGAAGTCCTTCGGCTGACGCTCGGTGCCACCGGCGGTGTCGGTGGTGCTGGCGATGGAGCCGGTGACACCGATGCCAATTTTTTCCCCTTTCATTTCGCTGACCGGCACAATGTTGATGCGGGTCAGAAAGTCAGAAGACTCCTGCATAGTGTTCATCAGGGTCTGGGTGACCGACGGTTCAACGGTGAATTTTTTCGACACATCACCGGCGTCGATGCCGTTCAGTTCGGCAACACGGGACAGGTAGGCATTAAATTTAAAGCGGGTTTCCTGGCGCATAGTTTTTCCTGAAATTAAGGGTTAATCGTGAAGGTTTTCCCGGACTGACTGACGCCGGTCAGCAGTTCGTCATCAGGGCGTCACCGCCACCGCCGGTGGCCTTGCTGCGGCGCTGCTGGGTCAGACTTTCGGTGTGGTCGAGACTGTTTTTCAGGCGGGTGAATGCCTGACTGGTTTCATCCGCCCTGTCAGTCACCTCCTGCTTAAGTGCGGAAAAGGCGGTTTCCATCTCAGCAAGGCGCTGCTCAGTAGCGCTCAGTTTTTCCTGCACATGCTCAGCGACAGCGGTCACCGCTTCATGCACGTCATTCAGACGGGCGTCATCGCTGGCCTGTTTGCGGCCAAAAATGGATTTCACCTTTTCGGTCAGGGCTGTGAACACGGTTTCAGGCAGGTCTTCAAATTCCAGCTCAACAGGCGTTGCCACTGAAATCAGGTTTTCAGGGCTTAATTTGAAGCGATTCAGGGGGTTGTGTTTTGCCGTGCGGCAGAATTCCAGGTATTCCGTGCCGAGGCTTGCCGGGTCATCGGTGACGGCCAGCCCCACCAGATAACATTTGCCGGTGTTGGCAAAGTTCGGCTCAATTTCCATTGAGGTGTAGACCTTCTGCGCGGCCTTGTTCATCGCGATAAGGTCATCGGTCGGGGTGATTTTCGCAAACAGCGCCCATTTGCCTTTCAGCGCCGAATCATCGTCAATCTTTTCGGCCTTCAGTTCGGCCACATCGCCATAACGTTTAAAAATACCGTCAGGCAGGATGCCGCGCAGATGTTCCAGGTTAATGCGGCAACCATAGACGCGCGGGTCAAAGGTTTCGGCCATTTCCTGAATATCCTGCGCACTGATGACACGCCCGTCACAGGTGTCACCCTCAACGCCGATACGAAAGAATTTTGAGACTTTTTTTGCCATTGTCAGGAGTCCTGAATAGTGATTAGAGGAGTCACATGTCGGCATCAGTTTCCCGACGATGCGCATCCTCCGCCATCAGTCCCGGATGGCTTATCACTGACACAACAGCACCTTAGCGAATCGCGTGGCGCGACTCAGTAGCCTTGCCGTGTATTCATCACGGCGAGGTATTCATGACCATCACCACAGACACCACTCTTTTACACGACCCGCGTCGTCAGGCGGCGCTGCTGTACTGGCAGGGATTTTCCGTGCCGCAGATTGCCGCCATGTTGCAGATGAAACGCCCGACGGTGCAGAGCTGGAAACAGCGCGACGGCTGGGACAGCGTTGCCCCCATCAGCCGTGTCGAAATGAGTCTGGAAGCGCGGCTGACCCAGCTCATCATCAAACCGCAGAAAACCGGCGGTGACTTCAAGGAAATTGACCTGCTCGGACGCCAGATTGAACGACTGGCACGGGTCAACCGTTACAGTCAGACCGGCAACGAGGCAGACCTTAATCCGAACGTCGCTAACCGCAACAAAGGCGGGCGTCGCAAACCGAAAAAGAATTTTTTCAGTGACGAGGCCATCGAAAAGCTGGAGCAGATTTTCTTTGAGCAGTCTTTCGACTATCAGTTGCACTGGTATCGCGCAGGGCTTGAGCACCGCATCCGCGATATCCTGAAATCCCGCCAGATTGGCGCGACGTTTTATTTTTCCCGCGAGGCGCTGCTGCGCGCCCTGAAAACCGGTCATAACCAGATTTTTCTGTCGGCCAGTAAAACGCAGGCGTATGTGTTCCGCGAATACATCATCGCCTTTGCCCGGCTGGTTGACGTTGACCTGACCGGTGACCCGATTGTCCTGGGCAATAACGGCGCAAAACTGATTTTTCTCGGCACCAACTCCAACACCGCGCAGAGCCATAACGGCGACCTGTACGTCGACGAGATTTTCTGGATCCCGAATTTTCAGGTACTGCGTAAGGTGGCATCAGGTATGGCCTCACAGAGTCACCTGCGCTCGACCTATTTCTCCACCCCGTCCACACTGGCGCACGACGCCTACCCGTTCTGGTCGGGTGAACTGTTTAACCGGGGACGCGCCAGCGCCGCCGAACGCGTGGAAATCGACGTCAGTCATAACGCCCTTGCCGGTGGGCTTCTCTGTGCGGACGGCCAGTGGCGGCAGATTGTCACCATTGAGGACGCCCTGAAAGGCGGCTGCACGCTGTTCGACATTGAGCAGCTCAAACGTGAAAACAGCGCCGACGATTTTAAAAACCTGTTCATGTGTGAATTTGTTGACGACAAGGCGTCGGTGTTCCCGTTCGAGGAGCTGCAACGCTGCATGGTCGACACGCTGGAAGAATGGGAAGACTATGCGCCGTTTGCCACGAATCCGTTCGGCTCCCGCCCGGTCTGGATTGGTTACGACCCGTCACACCGTGGCGACAGTGCCGGATGCGTGGTGCTGGCACCGCCGGTGGTGGCCGGTGGCAAATTCAGAATACTTGAGCGTCACCAGTGGAAAGGCATGGACTTTGCCACCCAGGCAGAATCCATCCGCAAACTCACCGAAAAATACAACGTCGAATACATCGGAATTGATGCCACCGGCCTCGGTGTCGGCGTGTTCCAGCTCGTTCGCTCGTTCTATCCCGCCGCGCGCGATATCCGCTACACGCCGGAAATGAAAACCGCAATGGTGCTCAAGGCAAAAGACGTTATTCGCCGTGGCTGTCTGGAATATGACGTCAGCGCCACCGACATCACCAGCTCGTTCATGGCTATCCGCAAGACCATGACCAGCAGCGGACGCAGCGCCACCTATGAGGCCAGCCGCAGCGAGGAAGCCAGCCACGCCGACCTCGCCTGGGCGACCATGCACGCCCTGTTAAATGAGCCACTCACCGCCGGTATCAGCACTCCGCTGACATCCACCATTCTGGAGTTTTACTGATGAGTAAGAAAAAAGGGAAAACACCGCAGCCAGCGGTGAAAACAATGACTGCCAGCGCCCCGAAAATGGAGGCATTCACCTTTGGTGAGCCGGTGCCGGTACTCGACCGCCGTGATATTCTGGATTACGTCGAGTGCATCAGTAACGGCAGATGGTATGAGCCACCGGTCAGCTTTACCGGTCTGGCAAAAAGCCTGCGTGCTGCCGTGCATCACAGCTCACCGATTTACGTCAAACGTAATATTCTGGCCTCAACGTTTATCCCGCACCCGTGGCTTTCCCAGCAGGATTTCAGCCGCTTTGTGCTGGATTTTCTGGTGTTCGGTAATGCGTTTCTGGAAAAGCGCTACAGCACTACCGGTAAGGTCATCAGACTGGAAACCTCACCTGCAAAATATACCCGCCGTGGCGTGGAGGAGGATGTTTACTGGTGGGTGCCATCCTTCAACGAGCCGACACCTTTCGCGCCCGGCTCCGTGTTTCACCTGCTGGAGCCGGATATCAATCAGGAGCTGTACGGCCTGCCGGAATATCTCAGCGCCCTTAACTCTGCCTGGCTGAATGAGTCAGCCACACTGTTCCGCCGCAAGTATTACGAAAACGGCGCGCATGCCGGATATATCATGTACGTCACCGATGCCGTGCAGGATCGCAACGATATCGAAATGCTTCGCGAAAACATGGTGAAGTCGAAAGGCCGCAACAACTTTAAAAATCTGTTTCTCTATGCCCCACAGGGAAAAGCCGACGGCATTAAAATTATCCCGCTCAGTGAAGTGGCGACGAAGGACGATTTTTTTAATATCAAAAAAGCCAGTGCCGCAGACCTGCTGGACGCGCACCGCATCCCCTTTCAGTTGATGGGCGGCAAGCCGGAGAACGTCGGGTCGCTGGGTGATATTGAGAAAGTGGCAAAGGTCTTTGTCCGCAATGAGCTTATCCCGTTACAGGACAGGATCCGCGAGATAAACGGCTGGCTCGGTCAGGAGGTCATCCGCTTTAAAAACTACTCACTGGACACTGACAACGGCTGAACATCGCCGCCTGCGGGCGGCTTTTTTATACCCCGTCATCACGCCCTCACACGCTCACCACCGCACAAAACAGCCCGCATACACACCAACGCCCCGGCGGACAATCTAAACGCCATCACGACGCGCTCAGACGCTGAAAAAATAAAATCAGCACCACCGCCAGCGCGCAGTGCTTTCCCCGCCTCGCCCGCCCGCTTCATGGGGCGGTTTTAATGCAGTTGCATTACCATACAGAAGTACTGCCACGTCTGACAATTCATAGCTAGAATGTATAGCATATGTTGCATGCAAAATAATGCATATAAAGAATGCTTTTCACTCAATACTTCATCATACGATTTTGTTGGCTCATTTTAGAAGCCCTATTATAGCTGCAATCATACTTCCTACGCCGCCGACTGCTGCGAAAAAAGTAGCCCAAAACATTTTCTTCTGAGTACTCAAATTCTCTCTGTACCGCACCTCATCTTTATTGAATGTAGATATTGTGTTCAGTGCCTTTCCTGTTGGCCTAAATCCACTACTTGTTTCAACAAGATCTCCATTCTGAACAAGAGAATTCAGGCATAAACGAAGCTCTTTACGCATCCTGTTTTTATCGTCATGGTATACCCATAAACTACCAGCGACTTCGGTCATTATTGAAAACTCACTAAACACAGTTTGAGCATCCCATTCACGATACATTCTTATAATCGTTGAGAGAACAAACATCACATCAGTTATTTCTTTTTTTTGCTGTCGATAAATATATTTTTCACGACTAAATTTTATATTTTCATAATTAGACCTTACTCTAAAGAACAACTCCCTTAAAAATGTTAAATCATTTAAAGAGTTAAATCGCAACTCATGCGCACGGTAGTAGTAAACACCAAAAAAAGAATCAGGCGTAACCTCAGAAATATCCAAGCATGAACTTATATGAAATCTACGCTCCTCATCATCCCATTTAAAAGCCTTTATCTTCCCATCAACCAAACAGTCAAAGAGGTATTCTGTATCATTTTTATCTTTAATATATACAGAGTACATATCATACTTAATCGCGTTTTCATATAACAAACTAATACGGCCATCATCTGGCGTTCTTTTCTTATCAAACTTCTTAAGTTGGTTTATAACTTTCATAACATTCTCGCAGTGCTAATCTCATACGCAACAAATCTCGGCTCTGCCGCTCTAATAGTCAAAAAATGCCGACACCCAATTAAATATTCAGCGTCGGCATTGTAAGATATCAATTATCTATGATTGATATCACCTTACCAGTTTTTATATCAACACGCGCAGCAATCGTCTGTTTCACCACTCCGCCATAAGCATTTTTTCCGCGAAACGTGGTTTTCACAATGGCATGAGGGTCTTTATTCAAAACCAGATGATATACCGTTGACACATGTTTATAAGATGAATCATCGTTCATATTATCTTTAATTAGTTTTTCCAATGGACGATAAGAACCATCCCAACCACTAAAATTACTCTGAAATGTATCAAGATTGATTTTATTGTTTAGTGAATTCGGGTCATTTTCATAATCATTAAAGCACCACCCAAGAACATCACCGAGTTTCAACTCATCATCTTTGGTAAATGTATATTCACTCATGCAGGCATAAAACGCATCTGACGCGGTGGCTGGAACTTCCTTAAAATCAATGTAACTATTCACAATATCGTGTCGTGTTTTCTTTGACTCGTTCCGATATTCCTTGAGTGTTTTTTTACCATATTTGAATGTTTTTTGGACTTTATGTTCTGCAACGGTTGATGTTTCAGTTTTATCAACTGGCTGGCTTTTTTCTGTTGGATAGAGTATTGAACCAATTATGCTCAATACAAAACCTCCTCCGAGATAAACCGCACTTGCACGTTTGCGGTTTGGCATTCGCACCAGTGATGGCTTGATTAACCCGATGAAGAAAGCAACGAAAAAAGCGAGTGATAGAAAAGCGATTATAGTATCCATAGCTATCCTTTTTGCATCATCCACATAAAAAATCGACCTCATGTTAGCAACAGGATGCTTACTTTTGAATATTTGTAAGTTGTTAGCTCTCCAACCTAACTCCTTTCAACCGTCAAAAACCGGCACCAACGCAGTAAAAATATGTCTGTCAACTAACGCCTCGCTACGCTCGTTGTTCAACCCCGCCAGCCCTGAAAACAAGTTTCACGACTGGCGGCGTTCTCTATCGTCTTCGTGGTGGTGGCGCAACTCTGGACTGACCGATATAGTTAAGCCGCCCGTAATTATCCCGAACTATTTCGGCACACCCGACCAGCTCATCGGGCGTCAGATTTTCGTTGACCATAATCCGCTGTAAACGCTGAACAATAGCCATCAGCTTGATATTTTTAGTTTTATGGTGCGGTATCTCGCCTGGTATTCTGTGCATTATCCAAGCCACCCGTTTTGCTTTGCACGCTCCACCTGTTCATCTGAATAGTTCCATATCCCATCCGCAGCAACCACTGCCCCGCCAGACAGCCCCGTCTCTGGTTCATACATAACAGCAAGGCCGAGCTGATGCATAATTTCATGATTAATTCTGAATACCAGACCACGTTCACTAAGTTCTTTCCAGTTCACAATCTTATATGCGCCCGTATTAAGCAGCTCAATACTTAGCAAGACATAATCTTCCAGCCAGTCTGACAGGTCAGTAACATCTGTTATCCGGGCTTCAACCTTTCGCCCCGTAAACACACCCTGCACCCATTCATGCAAAATCAACGTGTCCCCGCGCTCATAATTACGGTCATTTTTCCGAAACTCTGCGCGTTTTTTTCCTTCCAGTACAAGGTCGAAATATTTTGCGTGCAGCTTTACCTCGTGAATTTTTGCCATCATGTCCACTCCATTACTGTTGAGAATCCCGGCCACTCATCAGCGACCGGATACGTGAATTTTTTCCCGTCATAATTTACGGTTGCCCCACGCGCCAGCGCCTCAAGCTCCCATCGCTGCGGCCTGATACCGTTCTGAGCAAGGTCAACGCGGATACGGGTAATTTGCATTCGTTCCGACCGGGTCAGTCTGGCCGATGGTGCCATTTCATGCGGTTTTAACGGGCTTCCGTTTCTTTGCTGGCGATTTGGTGTTCTCAGGCCATGTTTTAATGCACCTCTGAGCGCCCTCACGACCTCCGGGTCATTCCATTCGATGACACCGTCATCAACCAGATTAAGCACTGCTGCGGCGTGCTCAGAAGGTGTGGGAGCTGGTAACGAAGTATCACCACCGGTGAGCTTTCCACAGTTATTGACAGGACTCCGAGGCGCGGCGATGCCGCTTTTTAAAGTCAAAGGCTCAACGACCGGAACTTTCGGCACAATGCGCCAGTCCGTCGTTCTGGTGATATGAATATGACGCGCGCCGAGATGCGGCGCGTAAATGCCGACCACTCTCTCGACTTCTTCCTCGTACTCGTTAACGTCATCCGACGGGCTACGGGCAACCCTGACAGTCTGACAATCGCGCGGGACATTTGCCCCACCCTGCGCGCTGATATACAACGCAAAATCACCACTGTCTGCGGCAGCGCGAGCAGCCTCGACGCGTTCGTCAAACTCATCAGCAATACTGACGCCGCGAGGCAATTTGCGTAGTTCACGGTAAGCCCCCATTGTCGGCAGTCCAACCGTTTTAAATTGCGGGATGCGCCACGTTGACGCCCATGCGGTAACAGCCGCGGCAGTATCTTTAAGCGGCTTACCGGTATCGTTATCGAGCTGACCATCCAGTGCATAGCCGTCGATATTTTTTGAAATGTATTTCGCGATATATCCCGCAGCACCGCCCCGGTTAAGGTGCTTTGCCTGAAAACGGTTTCGCGCTGCTCCTCTTTCGTCGCCATCCTCTTTGAGCGCATAGCGACGCATGATTTCAATAATCTGGTTACGCTGGCGTGGATTACAAAAAAGCATCATATGCCAGTGCGGCGTTCCGTCGTGGTGTGGCTCAACGACACGCAAACCGTAGGCCTGTAAATCATTATCCTTGAATGCCGTGCGCATCAGGCTCCAGATACGGCAGAGATAACGCTGCGCATCCTTTGGATTAAATGCCTCATGGTTCCAGCCGTGATTAAGCTGGACGGTTTTACTTTCGCCTTTTCCGACCTGACGTGTCGGGTGATACTTTGACGGCGCGGTCAGCGTGATAAACATCCCCACATCACCCTCTGCGGCGGCGTAACGCTCAATTCCGGCGATGGTGTTCATCAGCTCCATCCGGCGAATTTCTGGATTAGAAATACTGCCCATCACCTTACTGATAAGGTCGATGCGTTCGCCGGTTTCCCTGTTTTCAAGGTCACACGATTTAAGAAATTCCAGATTTGCCTGGCGGCGCGCACGCACATCACGAATAGCATGTTTACTGGCATAAGGTGAACGGTCTTTATTGACCTCCCCGACAGCAATCAGTAACGCCTCATGCCAACGCATACGCTGGCCTTTAAGCTGATGAGTCCACCACTCATCGTTAAACAGACGGGCAATGGCAGAATATGCCTGCCTCGTGGTCATCTGCCCTTTACGGTATTTTTTCCAGTAGAGAGGGGAAATATTGAAAGCACGTGCAGCGCCAGCAACATGACCATACAGGTGAGCCTGCGCCTCATCCGTAAACAGCGATTCTTTTTCGCCATGCGCATCCACCCAGGCATCGCAGAGTTCCTCATACATCATGAAAAGCTGCGATGAGATACGGGCGGCAAACTTTTTCAGCTCCTTGTCATTCATTCCCGGCAGGCGTGCATAGTGGTCACGCTCTGCCAAAAACAGCAACGACGCGTCGGTGTTCATTTCATGGCGCTGATTCACACGCTCAATACGCGGCCATAAACGACGCTGAAAAGTGGATGTGAGGAAATAAAACCCGTGCACCGGGCTTTTATTGCGCCGGATGTAGTCATAGCGTGAAGTAAACAGCGAGCGCAAAAAATAAGGCAGGCGATTTATCGTGGATAAAACACCTTGCACCTGACGCATCTCGTCACGTGTAAGGGGTCTTTCGCGCCCGACGGCCTCGCGTGGCGCGTTCCATGCATAAGCACCGGTAAACGCCTTACCGGTGCCTGCAGCAAATGCTGAAGGAGGGACAAAACGCCCGGAGGCTTTAACGGCCATATGAGCCAAAAGCCTCTGAACAACGCCTGCTGAGTTGCTCAACCTGCGCGTTTAAATCAGCAAAAGACTTTGCGCTTCCGGTCAGAATATCGTGATGCATCAGGCCGGAAACGAGCTGGCTTAATTTCGGATAATAACCAACCACTGCCAGCCATTCCTGACCGGCGTTTTTACCGCTTTCCGCTCTCTTTTTCTCGTGGAGAATAAACTGAAAGCTGTCACTGGTAACGACATAACGTTCGCCAATTTCAATACGAATACTCATGCCGTTCTCCGGTAATGTTTGTTTTTTGCTTCAAAGACTGACTGGCAGGAAACACAACGCGTGGCTGACGGATAAGCCGCACGACGGGCAGCAGGTATTGGCGCGTCACACTCTTCGCAAACCAGCGCAGAAGCACCGCAATGTTTTACCCTTGCCGCGTTAATCTGACGCTCCAGTAATTCAGCCTGTTGTTCCTGAATAAAATCTACGTTGTCCGGCATTACCAGCTCCTTTTGTCGTTAAGTTTTTTAAATTCATCAGCGCAATAGCTGGCAATTTCTGTCGTTAATTTCGTCAGTTCATCCACGGAGGAGATTTGCTTGTGAAATACAGCGCGTTTAACAAGTAAATTGACCACATCAGACAGGAGGTTTAATTCATTCTGATAAATCGCGATAACAGATTCAGTGATGTCGCGTTTTTCTTTATCAAGACAAAGTTGAATAAGAGACAAATCGCCATTTTTCATAACGGCGATTTTTAAGGCGTTATTCAGTAATACAACTGAATGAGAACAGGACATCAAAGCACCTCCCCGCGAGACAATCCGATATTGTGAAATTTTTCCGACTCCTGACTGAGCAGCTCGACTATCTCCACGCGGGATAACTCCGCCTTTGTGATGTGGCGAATCATGGTGTCAAGATGAGAAGAAAAGCGCGTCGCAGCGTCAGCCTGTGCTTCGGTTCTGGCCTGTTGCAGCAGTAATGCGTATTTACCGCACTGATTTTCAGAAACTGTATGCATGACTTTCTCCAGGCAAAAAGAAGCCCCGCACGATTAAGTGCGTTAAAAACTCTGGTTAATTATTTAATGCAGATATTGCTCTGGTTTTACCGACGTCAGAATTGTCGGTGCATACTCAAACAGGCTGAATAATTCACGTAATGCACGGAATAAAGCATCACGCCAGTAACATGATTCTTCATTAATTCGCCAGTATGGCTGGTTGAATTCTTTTTCAGTCAATCCGGCATGCATAAATAAAGTACGACGCTGACTGACTGTTAAAAAACTAATATATGCATACTCACTTGCGCCAACCTGACGGCGTTTTGAGAATGCCCCACGCAATTCATCAATTGCACAAACCAGCCGTTCACGTTCGACGTCGTTCATTTCTTCAAAACGCATCGTTGCGTGACGCTGTTTTAACTGCGCATGGAAGCAAACCGTTAACCGTTCGCGCTCCATCATCTGATTATAATAATCACATGTATCCTGCCAGCGAGGAACGGCAAGATGCTTACCAATTATCCGGCGCATAGCTGCTGGCTGTTTTTCAACGAGATTGAGCGTCATCACTGTCATTTCCAGACCCTCCGGCTTTTCAGAAAGGTCAGAGCCTTTTTTAACGGACTCTGTTTTTTGGTGCGGATAATGATTCCCTTACGCCCCTTACCGTGGGTGATGGTGAAGTCAATCGCCCTGGGGCTTTCGTTACGCAATAACTGAGCAATACAACGAGGCTCATTCATACGGTTCTCCTTAACGTGGTTCACCGAGACCTAACCACATCAACCAGCCGTCACGAATCTCTTTAGGACGGCTTTCATAAGCCAGTTTTAGTCCGTTATTCCATGCCGGAAGGTATACCCAATATTCACCAGCACGCCCCGATACTGACTGAGGGTCAGTAATCTCAATAACTGGTAATTTCCCTTTCTCAATCATGCCCCTTACAGCTCTTGGAGTTTTACCAATGAGTTTTGCAAACTCCTGATAAGGCACGGCATCAGTCACGCTTACAAGCTGTCTATTCATCTGCTACGATTCTCCCTTAGTGCTTCTAATGGCTCCTAATGGCTAATTATTGCCTAAAAGGATAACTCCAGAAGCACAATATTTCACACTATCAGCAAGAAATTACGCAATCGGAGTAATTATGTCAATAGACGTTTCGGAGAAGTTGAAGCTAATCCGTGAATCTGAAAGGTTAAACCGTAAAGAATTCAGTGAATTAACTGGTGTAGCCTACAGCTCACTTTCGAGCTATGAGAGCCGGTCAAAAAACGCTGGAGTTGAAGCCATAATGAAGGTCTTACAACATCCCAGATTTACTAAATATACTTTGTGGTTCATGACTGATCAGGTAGCTCCAGAAGCCGGGCAAATTGCGCCCGCTCTCGCACACTTTGGGCAAAACGAAACAACGTCGCCCCACTCCGGTCAAAAGACTGGTTAACAATCTATCGTGAATATATTCATCACAAGTGCCTACTATTGGTGGCTAAATTTCAGCCACCACGAAAAAAGCGATTAGTAGTAGCAAAAAAAGTACCACTCGGAGGGTTTTCTGATGGCAATCAAAAAACTCGATGATGGTCGATATGAAGTGGACATCCGCCCTACTGGACGTAACGGAAAACGCATCCGTAGGAAGTTTGATAAGAAAAGCGAAGCTGTCGCTTTCGAAAAATACACGTTGTACAACCACCACAATAAAGAATGGCTATCAAAACCAACAGACAAACGACGTCTGTCGGAACTGACACAGATCTGGTGGGATTTAAAGGGTAAACACGAAGAGCATGGGAAATCTAATCTTGGAAAAATTGAAATCTTCACAAAAATAACGAATGACCCATGCGCATTTCAAATCACGAAATCCCTTATCAGCCAGTACTGCGCCACCCGAAGAAGTCAGGGTATTAAACCTTCGAGTATCAATCGTGATTTAACATGTATTAGCGGCATGTTTACAGCCCTGATTGAAGCGGAGTTATTCTTTGGTGAGCACCCTATCAGAGGGACAAAGAGGCTTAAGGAGGAAAAACCAGAAACAGGCTATCTCACACAGGAAGAAATTGCCTTACTGCTTGCAGCACTTGACGGCGACAATAAAAAGATTGCGATTCTTTGCCTGAGTACAGGAGCACGTTGGGGAGAAGCAGCTCGTTTGAAAGCAGAAAATATCATCCATAACCGCGTCACGTTTGTTAAAACGAAAACAAACAAACCACGCACCGTCCCGATCTCAGAGGCTGTTGCCAAAATGATCGCGGATAACAAACGAGGTTTTTTATTCCCTGATGCTGATTACCCTCGCTTCAGACGAACAATGAAAGCAATAAAACCGGATTTGCCAACGGGGCAAGCCACACATGCACTAAGGCACAGCTTTGCCACTCATTTCATGATTAATGGAGGAAGTATTATCACACTACAACGGATACTAGGTCACACGCGGATTGAGCAAACTATGGTTTACGCTCATTTTGCGCCAGAGTACCTTCAGGACGCCATTTCTCTTAATCCGCTAAGAGGTGGTACTGAAGCCGAGAGTGTCCACACAGTGTCCACAGTAGAGTAACGTTTAAGGGCTTTCAGTGGTAATTTATGCCGCTCAAACCCGCATTGTACCGTTGAAAGCCCCTACTGGTGACACCCTAAATCTCCCTTACACGGGCTTATTTTTTATGCATAAGCCCTATCCCTGGTCACCGTCTTCCATTGACCACATCGATAGAATCCTCCTTCATAGCACGATGCCTTTTACTTATCGACATCGTACTCGCACAGGTTCCGGTTACGCACAGCCAGAACGCGCATGTTTGACGCTTACCAAAAAATATTCTCACTCTCCACATTTGAATGTCAGACGAGCGACGCCATGTAATCCTGCACCTTCTGTCTTCAGGTCAACTATCTGCATTTTTTTGCCCTGAGTAACACAGAAATGAGTTGCATCATTTTTTACTATATTTTCTGCACCAGATATTCTACCCTTGGCTAAAGAAGCTTCGGCTTCGGTGTAGTATTGGTTATCGAGTTTACGCTGAATATTACTTTTATATGCAAGGCCAAAATTACCGATACTTGTCTCATCATTATGCACAGCACAACCAGACATAAGAAAAACACTAATTAATGATATAGCAGCTATCTTTTTCAC